AAAACGGATGGTGTACGAATGAGCCGGGCTGTGATTACTACGAGAAACTGGATGATTTTGATTCAGAGAATTTTGAAGTGATCGGCAACGAAATTGACAACCCGGAGCTGTTGGAGGTGTGAAATGACAGAGAATGAAGCAATTGAAGTTTTAAAAGATTTTGGCAAGCAGGTGTCAGTGAAAGCAGATGGAGCGTATCAAAGCACTATTGGAGAAAAGGCTTGTGATATTGCAATCAAGGCACTGAAAGAAATCCAGAAATACCGGAAAATCGAAAAAGATTTGAAGGAAAATTATCATGCAAATGTAGACATCCCCTTGTTAATGAAGCATTTTATTGAAACAGTGTTCAAAGGGGAAAAGCATGAGGGCTTTTGCATTCTGACAAATGAGGATAAAGAAGCATGGGAAGAGTACAAGGCAATCGGTACACCGGAAGAATGCCGGGCGGCGATGGAGAAACAGACTGCGATTCCAAGAGAAATCATTGAAGGAAAATACTTCTGCCAAAAGTGTCATAACCTAATGCCTTATCCGGGATATTGTAGGTGCGGGCAGAAAGTGTATTGAGAGGAGGGCGAACGATGGGAAGACTGATTGATGCTGGGTTGGTTTTAGACAACTTAAGTGGACGTCTTGAAAGCATGAAAGATTATGATGCAGTAAAAGATGTGATTAACAATATGACGACCGCCTACGACCCGGACAAGGTTGTGGAGCAGTTGGAAAAGCTGAAAAGCCTTGTACCAGTAAATAGGGTACTTGATGATATTGTAAATGATAAACCAAAGGAATTAGGAATGCTTATAGCCTATGAAAAGGCAATCGAGATTGTGAAAGGCGGTGGAGTAGATGGCTAAGTGGAATGCAAGTGTGGGGTTACAGCTTACGATTGACTATGATGACATAGAAGCGGATACAAAAGCAGAAGCTATTCAGATTGCGAAAGACAGAGCATTAGAAGATATTGAATGGAATAACAGTGATTGCGATGCGAGCAATCCGATTGTGTATTACTGCCAGGAGGAAGAAACGGAGGAAGCGGAGGATGAGTAGGGTATTGCCGATATTATTCAATACAGAGATGGTTCGGGCGATTCTGGACGGGAGAAAAGATGCAACGAGAAGAATTGTAAAAGGCTTTATTCCTGATGATGCCGTATGGGTATATACCGCTTTTACACCTAAAGGGTACATATCGTGTAGAGGTACATTTGCAGATGGGTATGGAGAGAAATTTTTTAAGTTGCCTTGCGAGCCGGGCGATATTCTTTATGTCCGGGAAACATGGGAACATTTTGAATGTTGTTGTTGCGAGGGAGACGAACATGGAAATTGTTACCGAGAACCACAACAGAGCGCCTTGAATAAAAGCTGTGGCTGTTATATGTACCGGGCAACAGATGAAATATATGGAGATGCAAGGTGGCACCCATCCATCCACATGCCGAAAGAAGCGGCTCGTATCTGGTTAAAGGTTACAGACGTGAGGGCGGAGCGGTTGCAGGATATCACAGAGGAAGGTGCGAAAAAAGAAGGTGCGATAGATAACCGTGGCTTTATTCATTCGCCTGACAATGAATATGATAATATACATACTGCAAGAGAGCATTTTGTCAAAATATGGAACAATACTATCAAGAAATCCAACTTTGACCGCTATGGATGGAATGTGAATCCTTACGTGTGGGTTATCGAATTTGAGCGGTGCGAAAAGCCGGAAGGAGTGTGAGAATATGAGTAAATTTGATTATGGCTGTTTTTACGGAGACGACGATTCACTTGGTTTCAATGCGAGTAAATACAACAAGGAAGAAGCTTTAAAAATTGGTGCGGAAGAATACGGGTGTAACGTAAACGAATTAACGGTAGAAGAAGCCTATATTTATTATGGTTTTGGAACTGATGAAGATGGAGAAACACGTACAGCGTATTGGCTTTGCGATGTACCTAAAGGAAATAGCTTTGAAGCATGGAGAGTGTATAAAAAATAGGAGGTGGGGAGCGATGCCTAAAGCAGTATTGATTATGGATATGCCGGAACGTTGTGCTGATTGTCCGTTGAGAAATAGTTCGCATGCAAAAAATAGCTATGTGTGTTGTTATTTGACCTTAAAAGACATATCGGAGACTGACTACTATGACAAAAAGCCAGATTGGTGTCCGCTCCGGGAATTGCCGGAGAAAATACCGGAACTTAAATCCGGTTATGAAGAAATTAGCAAGAGCATTCACCGAGACGGCTGGAATGCGTGCTTGGATGAAATTTTAGGAGGAAAAGATGACGGTACAACAGTATGAAGAATACAAAGCAAAGATGAACCGACTTGAACCAGTTAAAGTTTTTCTTTTTTGGTGCGGAGAGAGGTATCGTGGAAAAAGTGTATCAAAGCATCACTTTAGAATAAAGACAATCAAACAAAGCTTCTTGTTACATATTCATTCCTATCTTGGTGAGTCATGCGATTATGAAATCCCAGAAGATTTACAAGAAAGAATCGTAAAGACCATTGAAGAGTATGTGGACGAGAAAGAAAGGGAACTTGAGCAGATATGAGCAAAAGCAGAGCAAGTAAATTAAACGGCTACCGCAGTGCGGTAAGCCGGCAGAGAAACGATGTGTATAAGTTCAAGACCAGAGGTAAGAAAAAATAAATGATTGGATTTGAGTATAAAGGACAGGTTGCCTATATCACGAGGATGGATGATTTCCGTGATTACATGGAACCAGAAGTTTACGAAGCTGTTCGGAAAGCCTTTGAAAATGGTTGCGATGGCGGACTGCGACAGAAATATGAGGAGTTACAGGCTGAATATGATGAACTGCAAACAGAGCATGACATCCTCGAAGATGAGATGAGAGATATTGATGCCGTCCAAGCTGAACGGGAAAAGTGCGAAGAGGAGCGGGATGCGCTACAGGAAAAAGTAGACACACTAACGCATCATATTAAAGAACTTATAAATCAGTATTATCAGCGTTACATAAAGACGGAAGAGATTATTCCGGAATTAGAAAAATTGATATGAAAGGAGCCGGGACCTATCCGGATAAAAGGCGCGCCGGGTTCCTTTGAGAAAAAATGAAAACAAAATGTGAAATTTACAGAGATTCTATGCAGAATTATAAAAAATATGCGATACCGCCGGCGCAGCTTATTATTGCCGATGTGCCTTACAACGTAGGGAAGAATTTCTACGGCAGCAACCCCATGTGGTATAACGGCGGAGACAATAAAAACGGAGAGAGTAAGCTTGCGGGCAAAGCTGCATTTAATTCGGATTTCAACTTCAACCTGTATGAATATTTTCATTTCTGCAGCAAGATGCTTAAGAAAGAGCCGAAGAAAGCCGGAACTAGAGGGAGAAGTTCTGACGCGCCGTGCATGATCGTGTTCTGTGCCTTTGAGCAGATGCAGACATTGATTGCGGCGGCAAAGAAGCATGGATTTGAGCATTACATACCGCTTGTATTTGTAAAAAATTACAGCCCGCAGGTTCTTAAAGCAAATATGCGTGTTGTAGGAGCTACAGAGTATGCTCTGGTACTGTATCGGGACAAGTTACCAAAGTTCAGAAATGGGGCAAAATTTGATGAAACGGGGAAAACCATCAGAGGTACGGGGCATATGATCTTTAACTGGTTTACATGGGAAAAGGACGGAAAGGACATTCCGAAGATACATCCAGCGCAGAAACCGGTTGTGGTACTGAAAAAACTGATTGAGATTTTTACGGATCCGGGCGACGTGGTTATTGATCCGTGTTGCGGAAGCGGCAGTACATTGCGCGCGGCGGCTGAGATGGGAAGAAATGCTTTCGGATTTGAAATTGATCGCAATTTTTATCAGAGAGCCAAGGGAGAAATGCTTGTCTTTGAAAGAGATGAACAGATGGGATTTGAGGACTTCCCGGAGGTGCTACCATAATCCAAACAGCAGAAGATAAAGTGAAGGAGTACAGACAGTGCATCCGCAGAGAAATAGAGCACTGGAAAGATATCAATCAGAACGGGTGCAGTGATCCGTTCTGGCCGGATGGGTGCAACATGAACCTGACGCGGAATCACATCATTTATTATCAACGACAACTTAAAGTAATCTGCACAGAGAACAGGTTGCCGTTACCGGAAGAGTATTATTTTTCCGTGCCACCTGAGGTTGATAATCAGTATATGGCAAATTTGAAGCAGAAAGACCGGGTTGAGAGAATATTTTTCCAGAGGAAGATACCCGCAAAACAAAAATATAAGTACGATGAGCGGCAAATGAGTTTGTTTTTGTAGACCGGACAACTCCGGTTTGCCTAGAACGGAGGAATAAAAATGAAAGTAAACTGGGAAAAGAGTGTCTTTACAATATTACCGACAGTGATAATCGTGCCAAAGAAGTATGCCATTAAGAAAAGAACTTATGTGGCTTTCGCCTGGCTATATTGGTGGATTGACCTGATGGAGTAGAGCAAATCGGCTATAGCTCCGCCAGCAGTAATGCGGCGGTGCGGAAAGAGAGGATAAATAGATGGAGAAATTTTTTACAATTAACAAAGACAGTGATTTTTATAAAGCATATGTACAGTATCAGAAAGATGTAAAAGCGAATGCGCAGGCATTTAAGAAATTTTCGGAGGAACACGGGATTGAGTCGACGCAATATATTCCAGACGATAGAGCGGTAATAATTATTCCAACTGAAAATGATTTGCAGAAATTTCAGGGTATGTTTACAAAAAATAAATTATATTACGAAAACGGTGTTAGACGTTTCAGAGCAAACTGTCAAATTACCAAGGATTGGCTTGAGATTGCAAAGACGGTACCAAAGCCGAAAAAACCGAATTACTTCTGCTACGGAATGAGATTTTGTGGGAAATATAGCACAAGGTGCTTTATGATCGGCGATGTTTTATATGGTTCGGCGGAGAATGTAGAAGTAAAGCTACTCGACTTTATGACAGAAATTAAAGCGAGCGAGTTTTATAAGGCAATCGAGGAAGAAGAGAGCAGAGAAAAGGAGCAGTTATGAAAAAGAAAATTTTAGCAGCAATTTTAGCAGCAACACTCTTGATCGCCGGATGCAGTGACATGGCAAACGTCAGCGCAGGGCAGGATAATACGATGGTATTAGTAGAAGGTTGGCGGGATTACGGTATCTATGCGGACAAAGACACAGGCGTCATGTATCTGGTGTATCAGCGGAATGGTACCGGATGTACCGTTATGCTTAATGCAGATGGTACACCGAAGATCTGGCAGGGAGAGGAATAAAATATTGGAGGATATTGGCTTATGAAGTTTTCAAAACTGACTAAGCCAGAGCTTGAAGTAATTATTGAAAACGCCAATTTTACGGAGCAGGAAGAGGAAATATTTTTTCTTCTTGCCCGTGGATTTATACCAAAAGAAATATCAATGAAAATTTGTATTCCGCTAAGAACAGTAGAAAGGCGTATCTTTGATATAAAGCAAAAAGTCAAGAGATTGGAAGGTGATTTAAACGGAAAATCTTTCTAAGAGTGAATTGTTGAATTTTGCCATTGAAAATGGTATTATCGACATAGACACCATTCAGGAAAAAATTGAGATGAACGAAAGGAAGAAATTTATTGAAAAACACAATTATAGCATTTGGGAAGGAAAAGACGGTAAGTTTTACACATATTTGCCAGATGAAGAAAGCCAGAGAGGGAAAAAACTTGTAAAAAGAACATCTGAAAAGGCGATAGAAGACGAGATAGTGAAGTTTTATAAAGCCATGGAAGATGAACCGACAATCAGCCAAGTATATTTTAGCTGGATTTCTGAAAAATTGGAATATGGTGAAATAACAAGGCAGACAAAGGACAAGTACGAAACGAATTTTAAAAGATTTTTTGAAAATGAGTATTTGCCGATTGCAAATAGAAAAATCCGGTATATTGACGAAGAAATATTGGAATCATTCATAAAAACAGCTATTTCAAAGCTGGAACTTACGCAGAAAGCGTACTCCGATATGCGGATATTGATTAACGGAATTTTCAAATATGCAAAGAAAAAACATTATACCAGATTGAGCATAACCAGTTTCATGGGTGATTTGGAAATTTCGGAGAAGTCATTTAAAAGGAATCATAAGTCTGACAACGAATTAGTTTTTTCTAAGGATGAAGAGCTTTTGATTGAACAATTCATAATGGAAGACCAGCCTACATTGATTGAACTTGGAATTATTTTGGCATTTAAAACCGGACTAAGGGTTGGAGAAATATCCACGCTTTCATGGTCAGATATTGCAGAAAATAAGATACATATATCAAAGACAGAAATACGATACCGAGATGATAGTGGCAAATATGTGTTTGATGTTCAGAATTTTCCAAAGAGCGATGCCGGATTTAGAGATGTTATAATTACCGAAGATACCAATGAACTTATGAGAAAAATAAAAATGCTTAACCCTTTTGGAGAATATATTTTTATGAAAAACGGTAAAAGGATAAAAGGACAAGCATTTACAAGACGTTTATATGTGATCTGCGATAAGGTGGGAATTGGTGAGCGATCAATTCATAAGGCGAGAAAGACATATGCTACAAAGCTTATAGATGGAAATGTTCCAGAATCTGTAATAAAAACGCAAATGGGTCATACTGATATTAGAACAACGCTTGACCATTATTATTTTAATAATAAAACAGAGAATGAGATGCAAGAATACATTGCGAAAGCACTATCGATGTAAAAGGTAACACGAGGTAACACTTTTAGGTGTAAAGAAACCTAGTATTTATGCTGGTTTGCGGGGTTTGATACCGAGTTCAAATCTCCCTTCCGCTACTATTTTTTTAAAATTGAAAACCTTGTGAAGCCTTGATTTTACTGTAAGAAAGGAGATTTTGAATGGTGTCTTTTCTGAAAGTAAAAATCAAAGGTAACACCAAAGGTAACACGAACAAACGTACGAACGCTTAAGGCGTTCTTTTTTTATTGCAATTTTGGCGGTGATACGGCGGGAAACAGGCGTTATTTAGACGGTATTCTGGCGGTTTTACCGTCTTTTTTTATGCCACAATATAAGCAAAGGGAGGGATGATAATGTTTTCTGACGATGTTCTTGAGAAAATTTTTGCCAGAAAAGAATTGCAATCATTAGATTTGTCAACGCAGTCATCTATCATTCACGCAATTGAGGATGTTTTGGAGGAGGTTGAAGAAAATGAACATAAACGGAGTTTATCCGGCACCGGGCTATAGTCAGCAAATTCCTTATCAGGCATCATATGGGTATAATCCATATGGTAATCAGCAAAGAATTGAACAGCCGCAAAATTATTTTCAACCGGCGCAAACACAGCAAATTCAGCAGCCACAAATGACGCCTATTGGAATAAATGGAAAAATTGTGCTTTCTGTTGAAAATATTACTGCAAACGATGTGCCGATGGATGGAAGCGTGGCGTTTTTCCCAAAGCAGGATATGTCGGAAATATATGCCAAAAGCTGGAACGCAGATGGTACAATCCGCACAATCGTTTTTAAGCCGGTTTTAAATGATATGACTAACAATTTATCGCATGAACCAGAAAAAATGAAATTTGACCTATCAGACGAGTGCACAGGCGCATTTATGGGAAAGTTTGATGAACTGTTTGGGAAAATTGAACAGTTAGAGGAACGTATTGATAAAATTCCGGTTCCACAGAAAAAAACTTCTCAAATTAAAAAGGAGAGTGAATCCGAATGAATCCGATGCAAATGATTTTGAATCAAATGATAAATTCTCCGCAGATGCAAAACAATCCAATGGCTAAAAATGCCATGCAGATGTATAAAAGCGGAGATACGGTCGGACTTAAGACAATGGCGGAGAATCTCTGCAAAGAAAGAGGAATTACAGTAGATGAAGCAAAGCAAAAGGTTATGAGTATGTTTAATCATTAGTACATTTTGGGTTGCGCGCACAATAACCGGTTATCCCATTTGTAAATAAATCAGATGGAGGTAAACAAAATGTTTAATGGAAACGCATCTCCTAGTCTTGCTGATATTGCAGCAGTGACAGGAAACGGAAGAAACAATGATGGCATGTGGGGCGGCGATGGCTGGTGGGCTATCATTATCTTCGCTATGATTTTTGGCTGGGGCGGCTTTGGCGGCAATGGCTGGGGAGGAAACGGAGGCATGGGAGCGACAGCATCTGCATACACCGACTCTGCAATTCAGCGTGGATTTGACACGCAGGCTATCATCGGGAAGTTAGATGGTATTGCAAATGGTCTCTGTGATGGATTTTACGCACAGAATACCGCCGTTATGAACGGTTTCCATGGTGTAGACAATGCAATCTGCAACCTTGGATATCAGACGCAGCATGGATTTAATACCACAAACGTAACACTTATGCAGGCACAGAATGCTTTGCAGTCCCAGCTGGCTAATTGCTGCTGTGAGACCAGAGAAGCTATCCAGGGCGTGAACTACAATATGGCGCAGAACACCTGTGCGCTGCAGAACACCATGAACAGCAACACGAGAGACATTATTGACAGTCAGCAGGCAGGAACAAGGGCAATCCTTGATTACCTGTGCCAGGAAAAGATTTCTTCCTTACAGGCAGAAAATAACGACTTAAGAAGAGCCGCTTCACAGGATCGCCAGTCTGCATTGCTCACTACTGCAATGTCGGCACAGACCCAGCAGATCATCAACGCTGTAAATCCAGCTGCAATCCCGGCATATGTTGTGCCAAATCCTAACGCTTATGCGTATGGTTGTGGATGCAACACAGGATGTAGCTGCTAAAAGTAGTTGCTACACAAAATTGAATAATTGAGTATCTTAATTGAGTTTAACTCGACTATGTCTGCAAAAGCAGTATTACTTATAAGCGCAAAGGGCAGACTGAAATATGTTTGCCCTTTATTTCATGAATAGGAAGGTAGAATACATGGACGAAATTAAAAATAAATTTATCGAAGCAATCAAAAAGATTGATTTTGAAAAGCTTAACATTTCGGAGCTTAAAACTCTTGCGGAAATAACTGGATCAGTAGAAAAAATGGCAAAAAAAGATTATTCTGAGCTATTGATGGAAAAATTTTCTCCAGACCACGGATTTGTTTTTTCGAGCTCCGATACAAAAACAATAGCAGAATTAAAATAAGGAGGTCATATTATGGCAGAATTTACAGGAATTGCATTACAAACAGTTGCACAGGGCGAAGATGTAGCACTTACAGAAACTCCGGTATGCGCAACAAAATGCATTGTTCATAGACAGGGAAGCGGAATTGTCAAATTGAGAGGACTTACAAATCAGTGCCGGGCAAGATTTTTGGTATCTTATTCCGGAAACATTCAAATTCCTACAGGTGGCACAGTTGAAGCTATTTCACTGGCTATTGCAATTGACGGAGAACCGTTGCAGTCAACTCGAATGATTGTTACACCGGCGGCAGTTGAAAACTTCTTTAACGTTTCGGCGCAGGCATATGTAGACGTTCCTCGCGGTTGCTGTGTTACGGTAGCGGTACAGAATACGTCTACGCAGGCAATCGAAGTTCAGAACAGCAATTTAATTGCAGTCCGGGAAGCGTAAGGAGGGCGGTTTTATGGATATTAAGAGAATGCACGAAATGATCGAAAAACTGTCTGAAAGCGCAGAGTGTGAGTTTGCAAAAGGTATCGAATGTGTAGATACAGAAGAGATGGGAAAAGTCACGGACATGCTTAAAGACCTTGCGGAAGCCATGTATTACCGGACGCTTACAAAATCAATGGACGAATCAGACCCAGAGCAGGTTCTTGATATGTTTGAGCATTACGGAGACGGCAGACGGTATTATGACCGTTACCGGTATGCAGACGGCAGATTTGCGCCAAAAGGAAGAGGAACGCGGAGAGGATATGACGAGCCGCCTTACTGGCACATGACACCTGAAATGTATCACGATATGGAGCATGACCGCGACATTGATCGACCACATGGGCGAATGTATTACACAGAGCCTACAATTGCGGCAGATGGCGGTATGCGTGACCGCAGAGAGGGTAAAAGCGGAATGAGCCGTAAATCCTACATGGAAAGCAAAGAGCTTCACAAAGGCAATACGCCGGAGGACAAGGACGCAAAGATGCATGACCTTGAAAAATACATGAAAGAGCTTTCGGAGGATATGGCGGAACTTATCTCCGACATGACGCCGGAAGAGCGCACAATGACAAAAAGCAAGCTGTCAACGCTTGTTTCCAAAATGTAATGGCAGGGGCAGCAATGCCCCTGTTTGTTTGAACATTGACAACTGAATATCAGCTAGTGATTTGTGGATTTGAATGTACTGCTCCCAAAATATGGGTGTTAATTTTTGAGTGAAATTTTTTGAAAAAAGATATTGACTTTTTGGTGTGACATAAATATAATAAAGGTGTGACAAGAAAGGAAGTGATTCAATGTCACCAGCAGGTCGTCCAAAAGTTGATAACCCAAAGTCAAACAGGTTCAGCATTCGTCTTGATAAAGAAACTGAATTAAAATTGAGATTGTATTGTAAAAAATACAATCTTACTAAAGGTGAAGCTATAAGACGAGGAATTCATCTTCTTTTGGAAAAAGAAAAAGAGTAGTCAAGCATTACTTGGCGGTAACTGACTACTCTGACACCAATCCGAAATGAATTGATAAATCAATCATATCACTTTCTTTCGGAGGAATCAAACATTTTTTGAAAAGAAAGGCAGTGAAAGATAATGAACAAATTTTTAGAAATAGTATACGCAAGTCAAATTGCAGATGAGGAACAGGGTGGGAAATGGCGCGAATTTTTTGAGCCGCTCATGGAGAGACTTAAGGAAATTGTAAGCGAAAGCGTTTATGATGAATTGCTTGAACTTCTTATTGACTGTACTACTGACAATAACCGCTTCTATGCCGTAGATGGCATGAAACTTGCTATCGGCATTATGGACGGAACTTATGTTCCGAAAATATAAGAGAGGGGAATTTGCTGATGAACGATATTCAGATTTCAGAAAACAAAGAAGAACTGACACTGACAACTATCGACATTGCGGACATGATGGAAATGCCGCACTGGCAGATTTTAAGAAAGCTGGACGGAACGAAAAAAATCAAAGGAATTATACAAATTTTAGGAGACAACAAAATTGTTGTTACCGACTATTTTATATTGTCTACATACTTATCCGAACAAAATAAGGAGATGCCATGCTACAAAGTAACCCGCATGGGATGTGAGTTCCTCGCAAACAAATTTAACGGGGAAAAGGGAATTGTCTTTACTGCTCGATATGTGAAACGATTCCACGACATGGAACAGGCGCTGAAAAACCCGCAGCCTTCAATTACGGAGAAAGACCCGTTTGAGCGCTGGGAGATTCGATGGAAACATGAAACGGAAACATGGTTTTCAAAGAACAACTGGAAGTTAAGTATAATCCTAGAACGGTTTGGTTGGACTCGAAAATTTTTATATCACAAGATTCTTGTGGAATTATCAGATCTGCATAACTTACGCGCAATCGAAAAGGCATATTACGCCAGTTATGGATATCCACCGGAATACGCTCTTGATCTGCTTGATTTTAATAGAGACCTCAACGATACGGCGACAAGATACATCAATTACCTACTTATTGAAGAATAAAAGGCAATATAAGCATGAATTTAGAAACCACTAGCTGATATTTGGCTGGTGGTTTCTTTTTTTGGAGGTAAAATATGTTTTTAATAAATGGTATTGAATGGAAAATAGAATTTGTTCACAGTGCAAGCGGTAAGCTGATTCGCTCTGATGGCTCTACAAGCCTCGCTGTGACAGATTGGAACGACAGGGCTATATATGTTTCAGATAAACCGAAAAATGGTTATTTGCGCAAAATACTGGCTCATGAGCTTTGCCATTGCTTTTGTTTTTCCTATAACATTCATATGCCGATTGAGCAGGAAGAGTATCTTGCGGACTGGATAAGCCTGTATGGGGCAGATTTGATTTATTTGCTGGATGATTTGATGGCAAACATTGATTGGAGGGCGGCATAGTGGACAAAATAGACGATTTACTTCATTACGTTCAGAAGACAAACCCTGGGATGACAAGAGAGAAATTGATAGATGAATTAAACAAAAGCGATTATACCGCAAAAGCTTTGTTTTTTACTTCGGAAAACTTTCGGAAAAATTTTCGATCCCCCCTAACTTAAGATTTGGAAAAGGATTTTCAGTTTTTAATTTTTAAAAAATTTTTGAAATTTTCGCCCAAATATTCGGAAAAAATTTGATACCCCCCTAGGGTCAGATTTCGGCACGAAAAACCGTTTTTGAGATTTTAAGAATTCTGTTCAGATTTTTGCAAAATTTTTTTGAAACTTTTTTGTAAGTGCAAGTTCAGATTGCACTCATCCATGCTCTGGTCGTACTTGATCTTTCTATGTGCCGTCTCCCTTCGGAAAGCGCTGAAATAATGCAGTCGCGAAAACCTCCGCACAAATGCGCAAAATGAGTACAACAAATAAAGCAAACGTCTACATGACATTGCAATTATACAGGCGCGCACATGCCTACAAGTCATTATATGCACAAACTCGCCAAAATGTCAATGTGCACCGCGGCTTCTCTGTGGCAACAAGTAAAACCAGAAAATCCACAGCACGCCAGGAAATCCCCTAGCGCGCTGTACTCCACGGCATATGAAAAGCAAGCCGGGGTACTGAACCCCGGAACATTACACCGCCTGCACTTGCTTAAATGATAACACCCAATCTCATGCAATCCATTTTCCGATCACAAAGGGCGCGCCACTTTTCGGGATCCCCTTTGATGTTTTCGGCGGTTCTGGTGTCTGCCCATTCGCTCCGCGCTTTAATGTACGCGCTTTTTGCGTCGTCTTTTTTTGTTTGTAAGTTTCCCGTAAACTCCATAATTTAACCATCCTTTCTATGCGTTAACTTCTTTTCTCAAAATCTCAATAGCTTCTTTCTCAGTGTGTTCCATGTACCACTTCCAAGGCTTTTTATATGCCCTTGCGAGTGCAAAATCTTCTTGATTTTCCAATAAATAATCCCTAACTTTCAAAAATGCTTTTTGGGCTTTTCCTAATTTGTTCATATGCTCAACCATCCTTTCATTGTGCGCCCTATCTCATCGGTGCAGGTGGGGCAGTTCCTGCAGACCGCCGCGCGGGCGGTTTCGACTTAGTTGTAAAGCATTTCTTGCACAATCTGTCGGCGTTCTATTTCGGATTTCTTCCGGTGCATTTCTTTGTAATCCTTTTCAGCTTTCGCCTGCGCTTCTTTTTTTGTATATCCGCGACCTCTCCAAAGATCATATAATTGTTCTATTGTCCAGTTCTTCATATTTTCCCTTTCTGGTCTGCCATCATCAGAGCCGGGAGACCATCCCGCGGCTGACGCTCCAGCTTGGAGCGTTTCGGCTATTTGAACATATACGCAGGTGCTTGAATTGATCCGCCATCACATGCGGCGTATATTATCAATTCGCCTTCCTTTTTGTATGAATAATAATATACGCATTTTATAGCGTTTTCCGGGTCGTTATAGCCGTATGTGATAATGTCCCCCGGCTTGTGTCCTGTCTCATCGGCTGGCAATTCCATATATAAATTTTTGTATTCCTCACATTCTTTTGCATAAGGGCAAGCCACACAATCTTTTTCGTATTTTTCACATTCCTTTGTAAGCAGGTTTTCCAGTTCTACAAATCTTTCTTTCATGTTCATTTCCTCGCTTTCCTGTGCTTCATTTGATAGTTGTATTATAGTATATGCAAGGCACAAAAACAATTGACATAATATACAAAAAGCAAGGCACAAAAATAGCAATACATTGTGAAAAACATACAAGGCACAAAAACCATAACAAGAGAACGAATCAATATTGACATACAAGGCACAAAAGGATATAATATACAAAAAGAATATAGGAAGGTGGTAAGTTAAATGGAACATAAAACAAGCGAAGCAAAAAGGCGTGCAATATATAAGTATGACGATAAGTTTGAGCGAGTTAATTGCAGGTTTTCCAAAGGCACCAAAGAACGCATTGAAAGGCTGGGGTATAAGAGCGCAAACGATTTTATCAAGTTAGCGGTAGCGGAGAAACTGGAACACGATGAAAAAATTCTGAGATAAGGCACAAAAAAACTATTGACATACAAGGCACAAAATGCTATTATAATATTGTCGAAAGGCAATAAGGCGAAAGCCAGAAAGGGGAATCATGGGCGAAATGAACATGCAGGAAAACGCAAGGCTTGTACTGGGGCTTAGATCAGCAGGATGGAGTGAGAAAAAGATAAACGATTTTTTGCTTTACATCGAGACTGGAGACGAGAAATATAAGCCAACACCGGACAAGAAGTAAAATAACAAAGGGCGGCGCAAAAGCCGCCCAGTAACAATAAACAAGATTAAGCAAAGGAGAATGAACTATGACGGACGTAGAAATCTTAATGAAAGACGGATGCACAAAAAGAGAAGCAGAAAAGCACTTGAATGCCGGAACAACGATTTTCACAGACTTCGAAGAGAATTTCACGCAATATATGGATGAATGGGGAGTTGATGAGGAAGAACGGGAAGAATACAAGCAGATGATAGAAGGAAAGAAGATTCTCCCTGATTGGGGAATAGTAGAAGATGCTGGGAAAGTTTACTATATCGCATACTGCTTATAAAAGCTAGAGAAAGAGAGGTTTTCGCCTCTCTTTTTTGATCTATTTTAACGTTTATGCTTTAAAGTGGTAAATTTTGTATACAGAATGGATACGGGATGGAAACGTAGATAAGATTAGTATATTCTCTCCAATACATTATTTTTTTAATCAAGGAGTAAATAATATATAATATATATCAACAGTACAAAAATCATGAATTATATACTTTAACACGCGCGGACATATTTTATATATGCGATATACCCAGTAGTTTAAATTTATGCTTGACAAATGCTATACACAAATGATATTGTTATCGTAAATTAAAAAGCATCCGGGCAACAGATAGCGCACAGGACCCGGAGAATGGAAACGGAAGTCATGCAGCCGGTACAGTTAAGATCTTGATGATCTTGATTGTATCGGCTTATTTTTATAATCCAGAAAGGATGTATATATGTCAAATACAGAGAGAGCGGAAAGAGTAGATATAGACGATATATACAAAGATGACATTGATAAATATATACACCTCTGGATGGATGATAGAAATATTACAGATATGTGCAAGGTATCGCAGAATAGATGGTATAACTGTTGTCAGTATGTATATGACAATGTTTTTAAGATCAACCCTGTATACCTTAAAGATGACAATCATATTAGCAATAAATATGATATTGATAAGGTCAATAAAGTCTTAGATATATATATAAGGCTTTGCAATGATTACGAGAAAGTAATAAATATAGTTGGGTTTACTTTTTTTACTGGCATACATAGAGATACACTTAACGGTTGGGTAAATGGCGAAAGGCTAGGCTCCACGGCTTCCGACATTTGCAAAAAGATTGACCAAATGAGGGAGGAAAGCCTTGTCGGTTTGCAGATCTCCGGAAAAAACAATCCAATGTGTTACATGCCATCGCTCAACAAGTACTGCGGGTTTAATATGCCAGGCGTGAGAGACACAGGAGCATCTAAGAGGGCGTTGACTGCATCGGAGCTACCCAAACTGGGAAACGGGAATTGTGCGAGATTGCCGGACAACTTTGACAATTCAAGCCCGGATAATGGTGATGTCGTGATAGACAATTCAAACAATTTCAGCACCAGTGTTTAAGCACCTTGAGCCGCCTACTTTCGTTTAAACAGTTTAAGAAACTTAGGTTTAACGAATAGTTAGAACGCAAACAGAGAATTGCACGAACAATTAGAACAATTTAAAGAAAAGGCAAACGCCGGAAGAAGCAGCCAGCAGGAGGGGGAGGGGGTTGCAAAAGCCCAGAAGGAGCTGCCTACTAAGTCACTCAAATATCCCCAAAAACAAAAAGGCCTGTCTATCGTGGAGGGACTATATGAGACCACTTAAAATCACGGCACCAATAGAATCGGATTCTGAAATTAGCTTCCGGGATATGGTCAATAGGAAAATAGAATGCTTGACCGAAGTACATTCGGAAGTTGTAGACATAAAGTGCGGGGTACACAAGATCGGATATAACACATAGTATAGCGCGATAATACTTTGTCGATAATCACATCAAAGACAATCAAATCAAATTCACTTCAGATAAATTTCAAAAATTACACTCGATAATAAAATTCAAAAAGATTCCAAAAGGCAGCAAATAAAATGTTAGAAATGTGTTTTAATTGCGATTATTGTGAAGAGCAGAATGGAGATTACTTTTGCACAAACAATGAGAGCGAATATGTCGGAGATTATGTAGAAAAAGAGTTTTCTTGTCCGGATTGGGATGGATCGGAGGAAGATGAATGAGGGTTGTGTCACAGAAAAAAGATGCTTCATATGATTTTGACCGGACCGAATTTAGAACAAGCTATGAATGCATAAGCGCTACTTTTGATGGAAGAACTTTTGCCATTGGGAAATATGCTACACCAGAACGAGCAGCAGAAGTATTTATGGACATGCATAAAGCATATGCGCCTGTACAGGTAGTTTGCACAAATATGGACGAGAAACAAGTTTATGCATTAGTTGCAGCATCACAAAATGCACCGATTAGATGCGTCGAGGTGGATGATCCAAGGATGGCAGTAACAGTATTTGATAACCTTGTTTACTATATGCCGGAGAAATAGATTGCTTGCATTGCTCGTTTGCCAAATGGTAAGGCACTTGGTTTTGATCCAAGCATTTATCGGTTCCAGTCCGGTACGGGCAGTTTTGAAAATGGAGGTAAATCATGTTGATTTTAAAAACAGTCATAACAACATTTGATGCCCTTGCGATTTTGACGTTTTTCTTGCTTGGAAGAGATAGCAGCAACGAAAAGGACGCTGTGGCAGTCTGTGGATCACTTATTGCATTGTTTCTTGTCAATATATTTGCAATGTGGAGATGATGATATGGTTTTGTATGACCCGATATTTGGTATTCGCTTCCTTCCGGAAATTTTAACTACGGTCGGAAGAATACATATAAGCAGAAAAAAACATACGGGAGAAACCGACGTTCTGGATCTTGACAGTGACGCTGAGCACCAGTCTGAGAAGTCGGAGCATCCAGTATAGCTTAAGTCCACTGGCATTCGGTTTTTGCAAGAAAAAAAACTCGGCGCAAGCAATTATTCGGTGTTAGTGGACGTTGGCAAAATAAAAAAGATCAAAAATACTATCATAAACGGCGCGCTATGCGCGCTGTGACGGAACGTAGTTCAGAGGAAAGAACAATCTTTTCATTCTCCTATGCTCTAGTGAATTGATAGCCGCAGGTTCAAGTCCTGCCGTTCCGATTGAGAGATAGGTTTAAAGCTTATCTATCAATACGAAAAGTTCGTATTTCTCCTTTCGCCACTAGGACGTTTCTGTTGAGGACGGTGCGAGACCGTCCGGTGGCGTTTGCCGCGAAGTACGGCAAGGCGGAAGACCGCTTGGTGTTGGATGATGGTTGTCCCGTAATTTGCTGACGAGCAATACAGGCGGATTCCTATTGATAGTTCGGGTGCCTATCCCACGGTGCCTGAGCTGTCAAAAATGCAATTAGGCTGTGGCGGAAAAGGTAGACGCTTAAGCATAAGACAACCACGCTTTGGTTAGGAACAAGTCATTGAATTAACAAGGCAATGAAGGAACCTGTTAAGGGTGTTACCCGTTGTGGAAAGTCGTTGTTATGTGAGGTGCAAATCCTCACCAGCCTATTTCCCGTGATATCGCACAGGATAGTGCAACGCATGGCACGAAAAATATGATTGCTAACCGTCTGATGGCGGTTCTCGTGGATGGCAAGAAAGGTATTTGCCGGAGTAAGACGCTTCGTGAAACTGATAGTCGAAAGGTTTCAAGTGCAAGGTTCAAGTCCTTGCTCCACGATGGTGCCGAGCTGATTTGATACTGTATGCGTAGCGCGGTCGCGTACAGAGATATGGAGTGAGGTGTCCGCGCATTTTGGGGAAGCGGCAACGATTGGAGGTGTTGCGGCTGACTGTAAATCAGTTCCCAAGTGGTAAACATTGTAGGTTCAATTCCTACCTTCCCCATTTCACTCAACTCCCTAAAAACACTGTTTGGCAGGTGCGTGGTAGACAGTTGTAATGGATGGGTTGTTTAAGAAATCGCACCATCAAGATGCAGTGTTCCCATAATGGTATTGGAACGGCTTGCTAAGCCGCCGGGCGTTTGTTCGCCTTGTAGGTTCGAGTCCTACACACTGCGCTATGCCGTATGTCCGGGTGGTGAGGGAGCGGTCTTGAAAACCGTTGGCTGTAAAAGGCTTGCAGGTTCAAATCCTGTGTACGGCGTTTGCTTGAAAAAAAATTGAGCGTTGATGTGTGACGGAAAATGAACCGGAAATGATAGAAGTAACAAATTTGGGAGACTGTGAACCTAGGTTTATGAGGAAGTAATTGAAATGTGTAAATTTTGTAAGAATTACGATAATAACAGAATATTCGGCGCTAATATTCCCATTCAGAAGTGTGCAAATGAAACGAATTTGACAAATGCACAAATTATGATGAATACAGGGGACAAAGTCCCCGGAATTTTGATTTATTCAAACCACTGTATGGCAAAAGGATATTTTGATATTGCATTTTGCCCGATGTGCGGCAGAAAGTTGGTGGAAGAATGAGCAATATACATAGATTCAAAGTAGAACCAATAAAAGGAAACCCGGAATGTGCTAAAGTTACAGTTGATGGCGAACAGTGCTTATGCAGTTCGTATAAAATAGAACATTATGCCGGAAGCCTTCCAATGGTCAATATAAACCTTATTGCCGACGTGCAATATGAGCAAGATGCAGAAATCAACATTGTAAACTTGCACGAAATAGCTTCACTGATGGACAAGGGAACACTCGAGGAATTTTACAGAGTTTGGAAGGAGGTTCACGATGAAGCATAGCAAGGAATGGCACACTTGCGACAGGTGTGGTGCAGAAATTAAAAAAGGAATACTGTGCGGAAATTCGATTACAAAAAATGGCATTTTAAATGTCACATACGACTTGTGCTATAAATGTATGGAAGATTTTGAGGAGTTTATGAGAAAGAGTAATGTAAAAGATTGTTCAACTTGTAAATATTGTGATGAGGATTTTATTTTTGACAAAGAGACAGGGGAAGAATATCCGTTTTATGAATGCCAAAAAGGGAATGACACATCACTTGACTATGAGTGCAAAGATTTTGAAAGGTTTATGAAAAATGATTGTAAATATCAATAACAGCACATACGAGATGAACAGCAAACAGTATAAATCAGTTCTTGATACGGCAAGTAACGCTGTTACCTGCGGTATATACGCTGTGGAAAAGAACAAGGTAGCAATCATGCTTCGAGAGGAATATAAAAGCAAGGAAGAGCTGAAACAGGCAGTTAAAAATTATACAGAGAAAGGGTTTAAGGTGTATTGGAAATGAGAGAGAGAATACACTGCCTTATTTTTGACAACAGGGTAAAACATAATACCAGAAAATTGTACGAAAAAGAGATGCTTTTTTACATCAAGCATTTTCTTAAACACAAAAAAGAGTTTAATATGTCATATTTTGACATCATAAAACAGTCGAGAGGAATTGCTAAAGGACATTGCAAGTTATGGCTTGAAGATCGGGCGGTTCATGACGCTTGTAAGGGGATTAGATATTGACTTAAAACTTATTATTGGGGGAATAAATGAAGAAAACACGTTCAAAAATTATAATCAAAACTAGAAAAGGCGGTTACACAAAGATTTATGCTAACGGAAAATGGCAGAAAAAGGTATACAACATAGACTTCCATGCGGACAGCGTTGGATATGTTGGAAATGGTATAAATATTTTGTGCGTGTTTGATAGATACAAGACGGACAAGAATGGAGTCACAATTTATAACGGAGAAAACAAGGAATTTGAGGCAGAACACTGTACAGCAAGAATTTAAAAATTATTACCGGCTAACAAATGGAGTTAGTCGCTAACCAACAAAAATTATTGGCAGAGGTCTTAAGGCACTTCTGCTTTTTTGCGGAGGTGCTTTTCTTTTGGCAAGTTCAAGCCTAATTTCCACAGTAAATGGATATGAAAATTACATACAGGTGCATGGCGTTGATGAACAGGTTATGGATGCCATGGCAGAAGCGGCAAGGGTAGCCATTCTGACAGAAAAGGATGTTGAGTATGGATTAAAGGTTTCTGCCAGAGCGAAAGAACTGACGGAGCAGTTTATCTTTCAATCTACAGGTGGCACACCATGGGATTTAGAAAAATATTCATTCCAAAACAAGGTATCTTATGAAATTCTGGACAAATATTACGGAATTTTGCTTTTGGAAGCGCAAAACAAAGTTGTGGATAGTGCTTTCCAGTATTTGGAAAAGAAAAGAGAGCCTAAAGAACGGTTTTATATGCCAAGAAGAAAGCAATTTCTCAAAATAAGGCTTACACAGGCTTTACAAGGCATGATTGATGATAGATATGACATTCTGTGCGTATCCCTTGTACCGGGAGCAGGCAAAACAACGGTTGAAAAAATGTTTCACGCGCTTGTTGCCGGATGGTTTCCGAGAGATTTCAGCCTTTTTTATTCGCACAGTGGAGATATCACTAGAATGTACTATGACGGTGTGTACGATATCGTTACAAATACGGAAGAATATACATGGAATGAAATTTTTCCAAATCTTTCCGTGACGAGCACAAATGCGAAGATGGAGCAGTTTAATGTCGGGAAGTACAAATCGTTTCCATCCGTACAATGTACGTCTGTTGGTAGTAAGAATGCTGGTAAAGTAAGGGCATCTAAGTTTTTACTGGTTGACGATATGATAGGCGGTATCGAAGAAGCAATGAATCCCATTATCCTTGATAAATTGTGGGATAAATATGCCGTAGATGCCCGCCAGAGAAAGATACAAGACACGGACGGTAAGAACTGCAAGGAAATACATATTGCCACAAGATGGAGCGTACACGACGTTATAGGGCGCATACAAAATATGTACGAGGGAAATCCAAGAGTAAAGGTTATTGCGGTGCCGGATGTAGACCCGGTAACAGGAGAAAGTAACTTTGACTATGAATTTTCTGGGTTTACAAAAGAATTTTTTGAAGACCAACAATTATTGATGGACGACATATCATATCGCTGTCTCTACAAACAGGAACCGATAGAGCGAGAGGGATTGCTGTTTCCGGAAGATAAAATACGTCGGTATCTTAATTTGCCACATGGAGAGCCAGAGATTGTAACCGGTCAATGCGATACAAAGGGAAAAGGAACGGATTACTTTGTTTTGCCGGTATTGCAAAAATATGGAGAAGACTACTACTGTGTGGATTGTGTTTGCGATAACACGGCAGATTATGAGATGCAGTATGAAAATGCAGCAAATGTTTTGACAAACAACAAAGTGCAGGAATGTGAATTTGAGAGAAACGCCGGCGGAGACCGTGTCGCAATGGAAGTAAACAAGCGTGTCGAAAAAAAAGGATGGATATGTAACATTACTGACACACCGACGGAGACAAACAAGGAAGCAAGGATTTTCCAGTGCTCTAACTGGATATTGCAGCACGTTATATTTAAAGACCCATCATTATATAAGCCAAATGATCCATATGGAGTAATGATGTCTCTTCTTAAGAGATATTCAGTGTCCGGTAAAAAGCAATTGGATGATGTGCCGGATGTATTTTCAAACTTTGCGCTTAGAGTGACAAATGGAAATAACGTAGCCAAAGTAGAAGCGGCAGTAAATCCGTTTAGGAGGTATTGATATGACAACAAAGGACTATCTAAACCAGATAAGCAGGCTTAACCGGATGATAAATAATAAGCTGGTAGAGCTTGCACAACTTAAAGAGCTGGCATGTAGCATATCGTCAATTACAAATGAAGAAAGAGTAATGACAACCCCAAATTTTGACAGGATAGGCGCGAAGCAGGCAAAGATTGATGAAATGGAAAGGAAGATCGATGCACTGGTTGATGATTATATTATTAAAAGAGATCAGATTGTCAGTCAGATAGACAGTATGGAAGATGAGAATGTCTATAATGTGTTGTTTTCAAAGTACATAGAAAAAAAGACATTTGAGGTTATTGCAACCGAAATGAATTACTCTTGGAGACAAACAATAAGGCTTCATGGAATTGCATTAAAAAAATTTGAGCAAAAATATGGAGCAACTTATTTGTAAAATGTCATAGAATGTCATATTGAAAAAATGATATAGTTATAATCGAAGAAAGCAACAAAAGTTGAATACTTCACCTCCCCCCATTTAGAAAAGCATCGTAGAGAAATCTCCGGTGCTTTTTCTTTTGAAAAGAAAAGAGGACTTTATGGTATATACACAAAAAACAATATATTGCCCGCGGTGTGGAAGAAAAGTTGCCACGCACGATGGGCGTTCAACAATGAACATTTCTGTGGAATGTAGAAAATGTCACAAAAAAGTGGTATTTTATCCGGAAAATGGAAAAACAGAATTAAAATCTCTTCCAATCCGGTCAACATCCAGTGGGATGACGTTTATTTAGGAGTTAATTATGAATAATAAATCATCACTCCAAGACCTTGTTAAGGGCTGTTATGGGCGAAAAATTTTGTATACTGATGTTGAAACCATCACAGCAGACAATATTGTCAAGGTGGTTGGAGACTGCATCGGAAATTATTATTACAACAAAACCATCATAGAATACCTATGGCGGTATTACAAAGGCGACCAACCTGTTTTGTACCGCGTAAAGGTGCAAAACGGTGACATTACCAATAAAATTGTTGAAAACCACGCGTATGAGATTGTTCAGTTCAAAGTAGGACAGACATACGGCGAGCCAATCCAGTTTATCAGTCGAAAAGATGATGATACGATTAACAAGGCAGTGGATGCGCTGAACGACTATCTTGTGGATGCAAATAAACAGGAAAAGGACATCAAAGCTGGTGAATGGCAGTCAGCAACCGGAACATCTTTCAAGGCGGTGAGATTTGCAAATGGAGAAATACCATTTCAAATTGTTGCGCCTACTCCAATGAATACGTGTGTTATTTATAATCGGAGCACGGAAGAACCGGTGATTGCTGTACAGGAGCTTAAGGACGAAGATGGAAGATGGTACAAACTGTGCTATACAGACAGTCATTCATGCAAAATTCAAAATGGAGTAGTTTCTGAATGGAAATTGCACGCATTTGGAAGCATTCCTATTGTTGAGTTCCCAAACAACCACGAAAGAATATCAGACATTGAGCTTGTCATAGGTATTCTGGATGCCATCAACAACATGCAGTCAAACAGAATGGATGGAATTGAGCAGTTTGTTCAATACTGGGTTAAGTTTGTGAACTGTGAAATCGACCAAGAGACGTTTGAAGAGATGAAAATGAGCCATGCTTTGACTGTAAAGTCTAACAATAAGGATAATAAAGCCGATGTTGAGATTATGACACAGGAACTTAACCAAAGTCAGTGCCAGGTGGCAAAAGATGATCTGCTTGATAATTTACAAGCAATACTAGCAATACCAAACAGAGAGTCTCAAAACTCTGGAGGAGATACACAAGGTGCCGTATCCTTAAGAGCTGGGTGGGATTTCTCAAAGACTAGGGCAAAACAAAAAGACCCTATTATCAAGTCAGCAGAGAAAAGACTGGCAATAATAATATTAAATATTTTAAGGGTAACTGGAAATGACTTGAAAATATCTCCAAGAGACTTTGATGTTCAAATTAACCATAGCCCATTAGATAACCTTTACACAAAAACACAGGCACTTGCACAAATGCTGCAATCTGGAATAAATCCAAGAATAGCAGTTGCAACTTGTGGATTATGGGGAGATGCCGAAAAGGTATCTTTACAATCACAGCCATATTTTGATGCTTTATATAAAACAATAGATATGGTAAATGAAGAAAAGAAAAATATAAAAAATCAAGAGCCGACAGTTTAGTTTTTGTTTGCTCTTGATTTCACATAATCATTTAAAATGCTTACCATAAGGTTATTAAGAGAACGCATATCTTCTTTTGCAATAAGTTCAAGAGAGGATTTAAGTTCCTTCTCCATAACAATGGTAGTTTTAACCTTATTTTTAGAAATTTGTCCTTGAGACATATTATCACCTCACTTTTATACATTATAAATTGCTAAAAGATAATTGTCAAGTTGCTTGCAAGTTACTAGCAACTATGATATAATAAAAACAAAGGAGATGATAATATGACAGATAAAGTAAAAGGAAAAAATTATACTCATGGATTAACAGGGACAAGAGTATATAAAACTTGGGAAAGCATGAAAGCAAGGTGTTATAACAAAAATGATAACAAATATGAAAAGTATGGCGGAAGAGGTATTAAAGTATGCGATGAATGGCTAGGGGAAAATGGTGTAAAGAGTTTTGCTGAATGGGCATATGCCAATGGATTTGACGAAAATAAACACCAAAAAGAACAGAGCATTGACAGAATAAATGTTGATGGCGACTATGAACCAAATAATTGTAGATTTGTAAACGCAAAGGTTCAAGCAAATAATAAAACAAATACAGTTTTTCTTGAATATCAAGGAAAAAGAAAAAGTTTACAAGAATGGTCGGATGAATTAGGAATTGCAGAATCGACTATTCGATGGAGAATAAGCAAAGGGTATTCAGCAGAAAAAGCGTTGACTACCAAAGTTAGAAAAACATTAAATACAGGGAAAAAGTATTTAACATACAAAGGAGATACAAAGACGGTTTCAGAATGGGCAAGATATTTAAAAATTGACCCTAAAATATTATATTCAAGATTGGGACGAGGGTGGACAATAGAAAAAACAATAGAAACACCCGTAGGTGCTGATAAGTGGCACAAAACAAAATAATAATTATTGGAAATAAGACAGCTACCGAGTAATCGGCGGCTGTTTTTATTTTATAAAAATTCGCAAAGTTGTGAGCGTAAAAAACAACAGTGTCATTCGGTGTCGTTGCACCGCAAAAATTCGTAAAGACATATCGGAGGTAATCAATGAAAAGAGAAGAGTTAATTGCAATGGGTATCAGTGAGGAAAATGTTGAAAAAATCATTGCTGATTACGGCAGTGCCGTACAGAGAGAACAGGCAAAAGCAGCAGAGCTTAAGGCAAAGGCAAACAGCGCAGATGAGTTGCAGAAAAAGCTGGATGAAATGGAAGCAGGAAATCTCACGGAACTTGAAAAAGCAAACAAGGCGTTAGAGACAGCAAATCAGCAGATTGCAGATATGCAGAAGAAAAACGCCATCAGAGATCAGCGCGAAGCATTGATGGAAAAGTTAAAAATCAATGCAGAGCAGGCAAAATCGGTCGTCAAAGATGATGGAAGCCTTGATTATGACGCTCTTGGAAAGATTACATCCGAAAAGGAAACCGCAGCAGCGCAGGCAAAGGAACAGGAGATTGCGAATAATTCTGCAAATCCGGGCGGCGGTACTGCAGGTGGAGAAAATAAAAAAACGGCAGATGTTGAAAATGCCGAAAGTATCAGCTTTGGCGAACCGGCAAAAAATGCAGAAGCCAAAGACCATTATGTTTTATAGGAGGTAAATTATGGGAAAACCAATTGAAAGAGACTTTACACAGAGTAAAGGAATTTTAAAATTCTTTCCTTATGAGGGTGCGGCGTGCATCGTTCCGCAGACAATGGTAACAAGTGCCGATGCAAACGGAAAGAAGATTGCAAAGGCTGGGACACCTTTTCCAAGCAATGACGAATCTTGCAAAGGGTATCTTCTGGAAGATGTTGACGTAACAATGGGAGATGCGCCGGGAACTTATGTATATCAGGGTTCTATTGACAGCGCAAAGGTAACAGCAAACGGAGTGACCGTGGAAGAAACTGCAAAAGCAGCAACACCGCGTGTCACTTTTTTTGATTAAGAAATGGAGGTATTAGAGAATGGCATTACCATTAGCAGAAGCATTTACCGCAAGAAGCCTTGGGGTTATGTGGAATAATTATGAAAAAACGCTTGGTTCTGCGCCTTACTTAGGTAGACAGAAATTTGGAACCAGAAAACAGGACAGCCTTGAGCTTAGATTTATTAAAGGAAAAAACGGTCTTCCGGTATCATTAAAAGCATCTAATTTTGATGCACAGGCAGAGCTAAGAGACGTCGGTGGATTTTCTGACATTCAGAACGAGATGCCTTTCTACCGTGAATCTTACATGGTAACAGAGCGTGAAGAGCAGGAGTATGCAAATTACCAGTCGGCAGAAAATTCTAACATGGCAAACCAGGTGCTTAGAGAAATCAGCAAAAAACCGATGATGCTTATTGATGGGGCAAGAGTAGTGCCGGAACGCCAGATTTGGCAGTTATTAGCACCATCTGATGGTATTCCAAGAGTACAGGTAACAATTGGCGGAAAGAGCTACTATGTGGATTATACTTCGGACAATGGAGTGGCGCACAAGAGAGATCATTACAAAGATATTTCCGGAAGCGATACCGATAAATGGTCTGCACCAGAAACAGCAACGCCACTTGACGACCTTATCGAGATTAAACGTGAGTTTGCAAAGAAAACCGGATATTCCCTTGCACGTTTTAGCATGAATACGGAAACATGGGAAATGGTACTTAAGGCGGAGGACACAAAGAAACAGGTGCTTGGAATTACTGCTTACAATGGCGGTATTCGCTTACAGCAGGGGCAGGTTACAGAGTATCTTAGAGGATACGGCATCGAGATTGAAGTTTACGACAAACTTTACATCGACCCTGCAGACGGTGCCACCAAATATTTTATTCCTACAGGAGTTATTTCAGCGCAGGCATCCGGCGTGTACCTTGGAGATTATGTCTTTGGAAAGACGCCGGAAGAGAGAAGCGGAAGTTTGACAGACGGAAACCTTTCTATTGTAGAAACAGGTATTTCGGTATATACATACGCAACAAATCATCCGATCAACACTCATTGCGTTGTGTCAATGATCGGATTGCCTACTTTTGAGGGCATGGACAGCGTTGTTGTCATGAAAGTTGCGTAGGAGGTGCGGTATGATTGCTGAATATACAGTAAAGCGCAATGGAAGATGGTATAAAGCAGGAGATGAAATACCGGACATTGTTCCGGGAGAGAAATCTTCTGGCGAGTACACCAAGACAGAGATTAACAGAATGAGCACTGCTGATTTACAGGCACTTGCCGCTGAACATGGGATTGAGGGTGCAGAAGAAATCAGCGGAGCGGAACTGAAACGTATTTTGATCGAGCAGTTCGGATTATAGGTGGGGAAGAATGGACGAATATACAACATTAGAGCAGGTAAAAATCAGGCTGAAACAATTTCATATTGAAACCGTTACGGATGAAGATGGTGTTACTTCTGATGTTGTTGTGTTCGACAAGAAAGAAGATAACCCTTACATCGAACAGCTTATTAAGCAGGCAAGAAATGAAGTGGTAAGCAAGCGGAATTACCCGGAAAGCTACACGGATGAAAAAATATCCGAAGACTTGAAACAGTTTGAAGATGTAATCGTCAATTTAGCCGTGTACGACCATTCACAGGCAGGAGAAGCCTATATGGCAAGTTATTCAGAAAACGGCGTAAGCCGTAGTTGGAAAGACAGGGAAAGCCTGTTTGTAGGGGTATTTCCGTTTGTAAAATCTTTGTAACCTATCTGCCATGAGTAGAAAAGGAATCTGGTTTTTGCAAAGCAATTATCAGTTTTTTAGAAGATTGTGCGTTACGTTTTGCCGGCGTCGACAAAACGTAGCAGGGGGCACACATTGAGCGGTGGTGGGCGGTGTGCCATAAAAAATGAAAGGCGGTATATGATTTGACGATTGAAATATCAACAGCAATCATTATAAGCGTGCTGTCGCTTGGTTTTTCCGTCTTTATGGGCTTGAAGAGCAACAAAAGGACAGACAACACGGATCTTGAAGAACGCGTGAGGGAGAACACACGCATTAACATGAAGTTGGATGCCATTTCAAACAACACGACGGATATTAAGAATGAAGTCTCGGAGATGAGAAAAGAAATCAACTCACATGACAACCGGATTATTAAAGTTGAGGAAAGTGTGAAATCAGCGCATCACAGAATTGACGGAATTGAAAACCGTCTTAATGATGATAAGGAGGTGTAATCATGGATATTATACAGGCGGTAATTGCTAACATGACAATTATTCTGGCGATTATTGGTGCGCTGGCATTTGTTGTGTCTGTGGTAACACAGGTAATCAAAGGTGTAGGCGTATTTTCTAAGGTTCCGACGGACATCTTGGTATTTGTCCTTTCCATCGGTATCACGATCGCTGCGTTTGTGGCATACATGCAGTACATCCAGACATCAATTTTATGGTATATGATCTTGGCGGCTATTATTGCAGGATTTATTGTTGCGTTTGTCGCGATGTATGGATGGGAAAAGCTTTCTGAGCTGTGGAAACGGTTTGGCAAGGATGTGAAGTGAAATGCTTGAGATCAATAAGCAAAAAATGAGTTATTCGCTACAGAGCGGAAAGGTTCCGGTGTATGTGACGGACGAGGATGGAAACATCGAATATTCTTCATATACTGATTCGGATGGAAATGTAATTTATTACCTTGATGAAGATGGAAACAAAATACCGAAAACAACCGGAGAGTATACCACAGGTTATGAGAAGCCTGTGGTTTTTTATTCTTCAATCAGCAATAAGTTGAGTGAAGCACTTATAAAAGAGTTTGGCGTTGACAATTCCACAAACTTTGTTCAGATTGTCGAGGACAAAGGGAAACTTCCATTGAGCGTCGGCTCTTTGGTATGGAAACGGTCAGATGTAAGGTACAAAGATGAAGAGAATACAATCGTTGATGAAAATTCGGCTGATTACATTGTAAAAGGTGTCGCAGACGAGGGATTGACGGTTGATTTGTTCTTATTGCAAAAAAATGTGAAGTAGGTGCGGCATGGGAAAGAAAGTAATCACAATGAGCCTGTCTGAAAAGTCTATTCAGAACGCCATACGAGAGCTTAGAGCCTATCAAAACAGCTTGACATATAAATGTCAGCTATTGGCAGAAAAACTCGCGGAAAAGGGCGTAGAGATTGCCAGAGTGCAAATTGCTGACCTTGACGCAATATTTACATCGGAACTGATTTCAAGTGTTCATGCGGAATATGAAGGAAGCACTAAGGGCGGCGGTATATGGGCGGTAATAGCCGGTACAGACCATGCCGCATTTGTTGAGTTTGGAACCGGAATTGTGGGACAGCAAAGTCCTTATCCTGGGAAACTGCCAGAGGGTGTTTCGTGGCAGTACGCAAGTGGAAAAACTATCCATCAGATTTCAGATGGAAGATATGGATGGTTTTATCAGGACGACAATGGCGATTGGTGGTTTACAGAGGGAATGCCAAGCCGACCATTCATGTATCTGACCGCAAATGAGTTGCGTCAGATTGTTACACAGACAGCGAAGGAGGTGTTTGGATAATGGCAGACAACCAGTGGGTATTTGACCTTGAAACAAACATTTTTTCCAATGTGGTAACGATTGCCAAACCAAAACTCCAGAAGAAATACAAAAGCATGAATTTTAACACTGCATTTACAACGGTTGAAAAGAACATTGATAAAGACCCTGTTTTCCCGACTATTTACATCCATGAGATGCCGGGGCTTGAACGTGGGGCAGATTTAGAGGGCACATCCGTAAATGCGGTGCAGGAAACAATACAGGTTGACGTCATTACAGACACAAAGCAAAGTGATGCAAAAGGGATCATGGCTATTTTAGCTGATGCATTTAAGCAGATGCGATTTCAGATCACAGCAATGCCGGAGTTTAAAAACGACAGCGAAAAAAAATTTAGAAGCGTTGCAAGGTTCCGGCGGATAATCGGAGCCAACGACAGATTGATGTAAAAGAGCCGAAAGGATCTATTTTTTATGCACCGGGTGCAAAAAGATGTGCCCGATAACCGCATTATTTGGCGGTAGAAAGAGAGGTAAAAATGGCAGCAGCAGGATTGTCTACGTTAGGAATTACGTTTGGCTATGGCACAGAAGCGACAGCCGGAACAAAGCCTACATCGTTTAAACAGCTTACAAGAATTAACGCAATCGGCGGTATTAACATTGAGCCGGAACAGATTGAAGCATCTGCATTAGAAGATCCTATTACCAGATATGTAAAGGGTCGCGCAGATACCGGTGGCTCTTTCCCTATCACGGTAAACCTTACGGATGCCACAAAGGAAGAGTGGGAAACGCTTATCACGGCGTATAAGGCACTTTCAGGCGGGAAAAGAATGTGGTTTGAAACTATTATTCCTGGATTTACCGATGCGTTTTTTGTGGTCGCACAGCCACCGGAGCAGATACCGCAGCCGGAGATTGGTCAGAACGAACTCTTGACGGTTGAAATGAACCTTACCATTGAGGAATACAAGGGAATGGACACCGCTGTAGCTTTTACACCGGGGGAATAACACGTCAGTCGAATAGTTCGGTTGAATCGGCTGACGATAACCAGACAACCGAAGCGGAACTTGAGGGAACAGTTTAAAAGAATAGGGCGGTCTTCGGACTGCTCTTTCCCTATAAAAAGGGAGAAAGGGAAAGAAAATGACAAAATTAAAGCTTGGAGAGAAAGAGTTACAGATCAAATTCGGATATGAAGCAACCGTGAAAAGCGGAATTATCAAGAAAGTAGCAAAATTAGACCAGATGAAAAATATTGAAGCGGTTGACGAAATCCTTTTATTTATTCCGGAGTTAATCCTTGTAGGCGCGCAGAAGTTTCACAAAGAGGAGCTTGGATACAACTTGGAAACTGAAGAAGAAAAGGAACAGCAGCTTGGAAAAGTATATGCCATGCTGGATGACTACTTTGACGGAGAAGATGCAGATGTTCATGCACTTTACAATGCACTTTTAACAGAGTTACTTGAAAACGGTTTTTTATCAAAACTGCTCAAAGCAGAGCAGAAAGAAGCGGAGAAGAAAACTCCGAGGAAAAAGTAGAAGAACAGAGAGAACTTACATGGGGAACATATTGCACGGAAATCCGCCCATTCTGGCTTTTAGTCACTAAAGGGTATGGATTTACCGTGTGTGATATAGACGCGTCCTGCCCGGCTGATTTACAGCCTTATGCGGATGCTTACAACTTAGATAAAAAGCAAAGAGACAATGATATGTGGATGTGGTTTGGAACATATGGATTGTCAGCGGTATCAGTGGCAGTAGAACATTGTCTTGCTGGTAAAAAAGCTAAATCAAAGTATGTAGACAAGCCTATCACAGAGCATAGTTTGTTAAACGATTCTGAAATGACAGAAGAGGAAATTCAGAAACAAAGAGAATTATTTGTGGCAAAACTCAAAATTATGCAATCAAATTATGAGTTGAGCCACCCAAAGAAAGAAGAGGTGCCACATGAAAATTAAAGGTATTGATGTTTCCGGGTACAATGGAAATATTAACTGGTCAAAAGTAGCAGAGAACGGCGTTGAATTTGCCATTTTGAAAGTAATCCGAAAAGATTTGCAGCCGGACAAGTATTTTGAAGCAAACTGGACAGGAGCAACAGAAGCTGGCGTTCCAGTGCAGGGCGTATATAATTACAGCTACGCAACCAACGCAGAAAAAGCACAGACCGATGCGCAAAGAGTGATCGAAGTTCTTGCCGGAAGAAATGTGATGGTATGGCTGGATGTAGAGGATAAGTGCCAGCAGAATATTGGCGATAAGATTGTCTCTATTATCAATGAATATCAGAAGATCATTGAAGCCGCAGGGTGCAAATTTGGTGTATACACGGGTCTGTCTTTTTACAACAGCTATATCAAGCCATATCTTGAGCATATTGATTGCCCGTTTTGGGTCGCAAGATACCCGTCCAGTACGCCTATGATGATTACGGCGGACGCACCGGAAGACAAGAAGCCTGATATTCTTCATGAACTTTACGGATGGCAGTACAGTTCAAAGGGATTTGTAGCCGGTGTTTCCGGATGCGTCGATCTGAATGAACTGTATGTAGCGGTAGACACGGTAAATGTCATGCCAGAACCAGAGAACACGCTTCATAAGGTTGGAGAGGAAATCACTGTTTCTTCTTACTACAAATCTTCCACGGCTGGTATTGGAGATGCGATCATCAAGTATGCTTCCGGAATGATTACACGAATCAAAGCGGGTACGCATAATCCATATTGCTTTTCAAAAAATGGAGTTGCAGTAGGTTGGTGCAACGATGGAGATATTCGATCAACGGATGCTTCTGTGATGTCTACAGATAAAAAGACAACGTATACGGTACGACGCGGCGATACACTTTCAAAGATCGCAAAAGAAAACAATGTAACGGTTGCAAAATTGCAGAAAGACAACGGGATCAAGAACCCAAACAAAATTTATGTAGGGCAGAAAATTTTGATTCAGTAAAAAATCAAGGACGGTAAGGTGTCACAGCCTACCGTCTTTTTATTATGCGTAGAAAGTTGGTGCGGTCATGGCAGATATTGATGAATTACAGATAAAAATTAAGGCTGATTCTGCAAAAGCGAGCGATTCCATTGATAAACTTGCATCAAGTTTGGATAGTCTTGGAAAAAGTCTATCATTTGATACCAGTAAACTTTCAAACATAGCATCTGGAATTAGAAGCATGTCTGACGCGGCAACAGGGTTTAAGGGTGCAAAATCAAAAGAGATTACATCACTTGCCACCGCATTAAGCAAATTCTCAAATGTAGACACATCATCTTTCTATGGTATATCTGCGGCAATGAAAAATCTTGCGGCAGGAATGAAAGATACGAAAACAATTGATGCAAGTGGAATTATGAATACGGCGGCGGCACTGTCTAAAATGGGCGGAACTTTGGCTACTGTAGGAACAAGCAATCTAGTTAAAATTAAGGATGACCTTGCTTATTTTGTAAAAGGAATGAACAGCGTAGGAGCACTTAACTTTGATACAACAGGTTTGACCAATCTGATAGGAAGTATCAGCAGACTTGGTGGTAAGATTTCTACACAGGCGACAGCCAATTTGCCGCAAATATCAGCGCAACTACAGAATTTTGTGCGCCAGATGAATAAAATCGGCGAACTGAAATTTGATATGACAAACATGAGTAGCCTTGTGACGTCCATATCAAGGTTAGGAAGCGTTGCGAGCGGCAGAGCAGTAAACAACATACCTTTGCTCGCAGATAACCTTAAATACCTGTTTGAGACTCTTTCAAAAGCACCTAACGTAAGCGCAAACATCATCCGGATGACAGAAGCACTTGCCAATTTGGCAAAAACAGGCGCATCATCCGGTAGAGCAGCAACATCTCTCGGAAAAAGTTTGAACATTTTTAGTGGATCTGCGAACAAGGCGAAGAGTAGCAGCTTTAGCCTTGCTGCAGCTTTCGGAAAGCTGTACGCATCATACTGGTTGTTATTCCGTGCTTTTTCAAAGATTAAGGATGCAATCGACATTTCATCTTCTTTGACAGAGGTTGAGAACGTTGTACGTACCACATTCGGCAATTATGAGAAGCTGATACAGGACTTTTCAAAAACATCCATACAGGATTTTGGCATGTCAGAGTTGACCGCTAAACAGGTGGCAAGCCGATTCCAAGCTATGGGTACAGCCATGGGATTTTCGCAAGGGAAGATGGCTGACATGTCGTTACAGCTTACAAAGCTGACCGCGGATATGGCTTCTTTCTATGATATGGAGCAGTCTGACGTTGCTAGAAACTTGCAGGCAGTATTTACCGGAGAGACAGAGCCTTTAAGAAAATACGGTCTTGACCTCACACAGGCTACTCTTAAAGAGTGGGCTATGAAACAGGGACTAGATGCCGACATTTCGTCTATGACGCAGGCAGAAAAGACCATGCTCCGGTATCAGTATGTTATGGCTAATACAGCCGCTGCGCAGGGAGACTTTGCGAGAACAGCAGACACATGGGCAAACCAGATAAGAATCCTTAAGCAGTCATTTGAACAGCTTGCGGCTATTATCGGTGGAGCACTGATTAACGCTTTTAAACCGTTTGTGCGAACTCTTAATGCAGTCATGCAGAAAGTTATTGCTTTTGCAACGACAGTAACTAATGCGTTAGGATCAATCTTTGGATGGAAATTTGAGATTTCTGCAGGTGGTTTTGCAGATGATTGGTCTGATGCAGCAGGGAGCGCGGCTGATATAGCAGACAGCACTGGACAGGCAGCAAAGAACGTTGAAAAGATGAATAAGGGCTTAAGAGCTTTTGACGAACTGAATCTGATTACCACTCCGGATAATTCAAGCGGATCTGGTTCTGGTGGTTCCGGCGGTGGCGGTGCATCCGGAGGGGGTGCGTCCGGTGGTCTGGTACAGGTAGACACCATTTTCAAGGACTATGAAAGTCAGATCAGAAGTTTGCGGGAACTTGGGGCATATATCAGTGATGCGTTATCAGATGCCATGGAATCTATTGACTGGGATAGAATTTATTCCAAGGCAAGAAACTTTGGAAAAGGGCTGGCAGATTTCCTTAATGGGCTTATTACACCAAGATTGTTCGGAGATGTCGGCATGACGATTGCAAGTGCGCTTAACACAGCAATTTATGCAGCCTTGTCATTTGGAGAAGAATTTGACTGGACAAATCTGGGAGATTCCATTGCTGCAGGAGTGAATCGCTTCTTTGAAACGTTTGATTTTTCGGCACTTGGTAGAACGATCAATACATGGGTTCACGGAATATATGACACTATTACAACAGCAATTAGAAATATCAAGTGGTCAGAAGTATGGGATGGTGTAACGGATTTTTTGAGTGAAATTGATCTTGAGACAATATCTCTTATTATTGGAGCATTTGCACTTAAGTATGCAGGTAAAATTCTTACAGGTAAAATTCTTAAGGAAACGATAGGAAAACTGATTAGTGAGAAGTTTGTGGCGGCGTTTGGACAAGAGTCAGTAAAGTCAATTCTTTCTTATGTAGTTCCGATTTCACTTTCCGTTGCAGTTGGGGCGTTAACTTTTACTATTGGAAAAGACAGTATAAAAAAAGATGCAGAAAATCTAGTAAAAGCATATAAGGATGGTGGATTTTTACAATATTTGCAAGAAAGCTTAAAGCAGCTTATAAATCCGTTTGAGTGGATAAATGCATATGGTGGGGGCATTTTGAGTCAAAAAGGAATACTTGATCGTTATTTAGACGGAGTTGACTTAAACATTAAGATGCCGAAAAAAGAAGATTATGCATCTTTAGATGAATACCAAAAGGCACTAAACGATTTTAACAATAATGTACCAGACAGCCTAAAAGTTCCAAGTAGCTTTGATTTAAAAGCATGGATAGATGAGTGGAAACAAATAAATGGTCTAGATAATGTGGACTTAAGAGCAGAAGTTGTTCTTCCAAACTTGAGAGAAAAAATATCTGGGTTTAAAGACGACGTAAAAGAATGGTGGGGATTAGATGTTGAACTACCCGTTCGCAATAAATTAACAACAACTTTAGAGGATGTTTCTTCATGGTGGGAAGATGTAAAGGAATATTGGGGAGAAAAAAAGCTCTCAATACAGACAGAAATAGGAGAAATAAAAGGTAAAATAGAAGAAAAGTGGAATGAAGCATCTGAATACATTCAAGAAAATATTTTGCCTTGGTTTACTAAAGATCATTGGCTTGAAATAGGAAACGGAATAAAAGAAGGTCTTTCGACTAAATGGGAGGAATTCTCTACATGGTGGAGTGACACAGGTATAGCCGTTTGGTGGAACGAGAAAGTTTCTCCATGGTTTACAGAAGATACATGGAAAAATCTTGGAGAAAGCATAAGAAAAGGTCTATCTAAAAAGTGGGAGGAATTTACTGGATGGTGGGAAAACACCGGATTCTATAAGTGGTGGAATCAAGATGTTGCTCCAAAGTTTACAACAGACAAGTGGACATTTAGTGGTATTTCAGATGGATTAAAAAATGCATGGAATAATGCTATAGCCGCTGTAAAGCACATATGGAACGGATTTGCAAACTGGATGAACTCAAAGCTTTCTTTTTCGTGGGATGCGGTAAACATTGCTGGAAAGCAGATTGTTGGAGCCGGAAGTATAAATCTCGGGAAAATTCCTACTTTTGCCGCCGGAGGATTCCCAAGCCAGTACAGTATGTTTATGGCGGGAGAAAATGGACGGGCAGAAATGCTGGGGACTGTTGGAGGGAAAACAGCGGTTGCCGGTGGACAGGAAATTACAGGTATTCGAGATGCAGTGTACAGTACGGCGCAACAGGAAATGGAATTGCTAAGACAGCAAAATCAGTTGCTTCAAGGAATTTTGGAAAAAGAATTTGGGATTACATCCGAGCAGATCGGAAAAAGCGCTCGCAATTATGCAAAAGATTACTTTAACAGAACTGGAAGAGAAGCATATATTTTCTAATGACAAATACCGCCACTTGTGGTAGAATCATTTTATTACAAGTGGCGGGAGGGTAACACATGGCGTTGATTAAATGTCCTGAATGTGGAAAAGAAATTTCAGACAAAGCAGAAATGTGTATCAATTGCGGATTTCCGTTGAAACAACACGAAAACAATGAAATGTCTGCGGGGAAAAGTGAATTTTATAAATCATACGAACAAGAAAACGAAAATGATAGAGGGTGGGAACGCCCAAAAGAGCCAGAGATTACAGGTGTTGGAAAATTATTCTTAAGAAATTCTGTTGAAAGATCTCAAAACACGGGATTTAATGGTATATATAAATATACTTTATTCGGAGAAAAAAAAGAGGTTTACTGTCCAAGATGTGGGAGCGAAAATTGTTCTCATTATACGGAGCAGAAATTTGTACCAGGCAAAACAAAGACAAGATACACTGCAAATCTAAATCCATTTAAACCGTTTACTTTAGTAAATAAAAAGGAAAAGATTTTGAGAAAAGATCAAACATATGAAATAAATAAAATTATATGTAATGATTGTGGATACACTTTCATATAAATTTGGATTTAATATGTGGAGAATTACGATGGAGAATAGGGAGTCTGAATCAGAACTAAATGAGTGCAAAAAGAAGTTGAATAAAGCACATCAAACGATAGAAGAATTGAAAATTAAGATGACGCAAGATAAAAAGAATTACAAATGGGAAATAAGAGAGTTAAATAAAGAAAAAGATGCATTAAAGGCACACAATACTGATCTTTTTAATCGGGAGTCAAACGCGCTTATTCGTGCGGACGATTTGGAAAAAGAGAATATTGCATTGAAAAAAGAGAAAAAGAAATTGGAAATAAAAATAGAAAAACTGGAAAAAGAGAACGAAAACTTATTGAAGAAAAAGGATGAATGTACTAGGGATGCAGATTGGGAAAGGCTGGGGAAAGCGGGTATATAAGAGGGAGCGCAGAGATGCGCTTCTTTTCATTTTTAAATTCAATAGGAGGTATATATGGAAAAACAGGAAATCAAGATTACATATGGAAACGCGGAAGTAATTCACACGCCGGAGAAAATTGTGATTAAAGCGCCCAATATCGAAGTAATTACAAAATAGATAAAGAAAAAGAAGTGGCATCTATCAAACTGGTAGGTGCTATTTTTATACCCATTTTACCGACTGTCATTTGAGACAGCCGCAAACCAAAACAGTTAGGTGGTGGAAACATGGCGTACAGCGGATGGCTGTTAAAGATTGGAAATTATACAGTTCCAATGTCTTTTATGAAACCGGAGACATATAGCCCATATGTGAATATGCAGGACTTAGATGATTATACGGACGCTAACGGCTATCTACATAGAAATGCCGTGGAATTAAAGGCGTTAAAAGTTGAGTTTGAAACACGGGCTATGCTTACAAACACGGAATTTAATGCCATTATAAGTAAAATACGTCAGCAGTTTACAAATGCAACCGGAAGAGATTGCTATATCACGGCATACATACCGGAGTATGACGATTATGTAACACAGTATGGTTACATGGCAGATTTTCAACCTACAATATACGGAACTTATGGAGGTCAAATTCATTACAACTCTGTAAGACTGGCATTTATAGGGGGTGTATACGATGGTTAATTACCAATATTCAAACCTGTTTCTAAAGGACAGCGTAGACAAACAGTTAAACATCGTATCTGATGATGGGAAAATCAATATCACAAACACCGAACTACACCAAGAAAAATTTGAATTGACAGAAAGTTTGTGTTCGGAATCTGAATTAACATTCGGGGCATGTGAAGCCGGGATGATTAAATTCACGGTGTCCAATGTATTCTTGCCAATGAAAGGCAAGTGGTTGACTGCAAAGATGACTCTTGATGGTCACGAAGATAAACCATTCCAAATAGGAAGATACAAGGTTTATTCTGACACACCTACGGCAGATCGGACGTGCCGGGATGTGGTAGCTTACGATGCTTTGTATGATATTTTATCATCTGATGTTACTGATTGGTACAATCAGATACTTCCACAAAAAGATAGCAAAATAACGCTCAAACAATTCAGAGATAGCTTTTTTAATCATTTTGGAGTGGAACAGGAAGAAGTATCTCTTGTAAATGATGAAATGATTATTGAAAAAACTGTAGAAGTGAAAGCATCAAGTAGCGGAAGTTCAGATACCGCAGAGACAAACACGATAGGCGAAGCCATAAGCGGAAAAGAGGTTTTGTCTTGTATACTTGAAATTAACGGTTGTATGGGAAATATCGGGCGCGTTGGAAAGTTTCGCTATGTGTACTTAACGCAAGAGATGCAGGGGCTTTATCCGGCGAATGATCTTTACCCGGCGGATGATCTTTATCCTAGAAATCCAAAGAGCACCAGCATAAGTAAAAGTCAGTACATTTCAGCACAATATGAAGATTATATTGTCAGAACGATTGACAAATTGCAAATTCGTGAAAAAGAGAATGATATAGGAGTGATTGTAGGTGATGGCAAAAACACTTATGTGATCGAGGGAAATTTCCTTGTTTATGGGAAAGGGACAAAGGAATTAAACGAAATTGGAGAAAAAACGTTATCAAAGATAAAAGGAATTATATACAGACCATTTAGTGCTGACTGCAAAGGAAATCCATGCCTTGAGGTCGGAGATGCGGTACGGCTGACCACAAAATATGAATTGATCGAGACTTACATCCTAAAGCGCACGATGAAAGGCATACAGGCTTTGCGCGACGATCTGGAAGCTGACGGGGAAGAGTATAGGACAAGCAAAGTCAACGGCGTTCAGAGAAGTATCCTGCAGCTTAAGGGGAAGAGCAATACTCTCGAACGGTCGATTGAGGAAACGAAGTCAACGATTGTTGATGTGGAAAAAGGCTTGCAGTCACAGATTACACAGACTGCATCAGAAATCCGGGCAGAGGTAAAAAATACCACAGATGGGTTATCATCACGGATTACCCAGAATGCGAGTAGCATCACAGCCGAAGTCAACCGTGCAACGAGCGCCGAGGGTACGCTATCCAGTAAGATCAGCCAGACGGCAGAGAGCATCACAGCCGAAGTCAACCGTGCAACGGAAAAAGAAGGACAGCTTGCGGCGGCAATACAGGTCAATGCAGAGGGGATCACAAGCAAAGTTTCCCGAGACAGTGTTGTTTCGGAAATTAACCAGTCAGCAGAGGGATTAAAGATTAGAGCTGATTTGTTGGAACTCAGGGGATCTGTGGAGATGACCGGTGGGTATGTGCATATTGACGCGACAGAAAGTACGGACAACTTGGTTGAACTGAAACGGGAAGGAACTCTTGTGCAGATGGGAACGGATGGTTTGCGGTCGGCGGCAGATACGCGTGAACTCACGGCAAGTTACTCTGATGTGACGGTGCGCGACACGTCGGCAAACACCATAGCACAAATGCTCTCAAGCGGAAAAGGAATATCGTCCTATGGATGGGAATCTTATTCTGACAAGCGACTAAAGCACGGGATAGAATCCCTTGACAGAGAAAAGAGCGCCGCGCTTATACAGTCTTTACGTCCTTGCAGATTTGTTTATAACTATGACCAGGATGGGCATTACCGGCATGGTCTGATTGCGCAGGAAGTGCTGGCGGCGATTGGAGATGAAGACTGGGCGATCTGCTCCGAGAATCCAGATCCAGACGGGAACATGTACTATGCTCTGGACAAGACGGAATTGATCGCTGATCTGATTGCTGCGGTGCAGTTACAACACGAAGAGATAGAGAAGTTGAAAGAGAGGATGGAAAAGTATGAACAAAGCGTATATCCGTATTAACTGGGAAAATTACCCGAGCGATGCAACACCCGTGAACAAAGCGAATCTAAACAAGCTGGATAGTGCTACAGACATACTTGACGACCGTGTGATTACTCTGGATACAACAAAAGCCACGAAAACAGAGGTGGCAACTCTTGTGTCGGATGTGACCTTTGAGGAGTCGACCGGAATCATCACGATCACAAAAAAGAATGGTTCAAAGGTTACGATCGACACGCAGATGGAGAAAATAGCTGTTAATTTTACTTATAACCCGACTACACAGCAGATTATCCTTACACTGATTGATGGGACACAGCAGTACATAGATTTGTCGGCGCTGATTACGCAGTATGAGTTTTTGGACACGGATACAGTGGCTTTTTTCATTGGTACGGATGGCAAGGTGTCAGCAATCGTAAAAGAGGGAAGCATCAAAGAAGAACATCTGGAACCAAACTATCTGGCAAAGGTCAAAGTAGAGGTTGCAAAGGCGCAAACAAGCGCAAGCAATGCTGCAACATCCGAGGATAATGCAAGAAGTGCGGCAACAGAGGCGCAGGATAGTGCGACAGCGGCGGCAACATCCAAAAGCAATGCACAGACAAGTGCGGCGGCAGCGGCACAATCAGAATCTAATGCAAAGGCATCTGAGAATGTGGCAAAATCAAGCAGAGATTCAGCTGTTGAATCAGCACAGACCGCGACAGCGGCGGCAACATCCGCCAGTGAATCAGCAATTACAGCTAGTGAGAAAGCCGATATTGCCACACGGAAAGCAACAGAAATTATCGGAAAAGCAGAATCTGCAGCAGATAGTGCAACCAAAGCACAGAGTTATGCCGTTGGCGGTACCGGTAGCCGGGAGGGAGAGGACTCTGATAATGCTAAATATTATTATCAGCAGGCAAAAGACGTATCAGAGGGACTAAAAGGTGGATTGCAGCCGCATGGCACGGTGGCTTTTGCAGATCTTCCGGAGCTTCCGGATGTCAATGCAGGATGGATGTACAATATTTCGGATGAATTTACGACCACGGACGATTTTAAAGAGGGCTCCGGCAATGCAGTTCCCGCCGGCGCGAATATATACAAAACGTCAGACGGAAAGTGGGATGTTCTGGCCGGTACCCCGGTGACTGGGGTCAAGGGTGCAAAAGAAACATCCTATCGGCGAGGAAATGTCAATCTCACCCCAGAAAACATTGGGGCAGTAGCGACAGGTGGAGACACAGCGAGCAATGTCACATCATTTACAAGTAGTGATGTGGCAGATGGATCAGCGTCATCGTGGACAAGCGTTGCTACACTGACAAGCGGCGAAACGCATACTTCTCTTTTTGCGAAGGTATCGCAGATGTTTAAAAACGTGCGGTACTTGTATAAGATGTTCGGGACTACCGACATATCCTCTATTGGTAATGGAACGGTAACGGGGGCGATCTCGTCGCAAAACAAAGCTTTAGCACAGTTAAATAACATAGGTAATTATAAACAAACCGATACGCTGTTAGTTAGCAGTAAATTGTCCGCTAATATAGAATACGAGCTAAACACTTTACTATTAGCAAAAGGGAAGTGGTTAGTAGTATCAAGCGGCGAATTGAACGCACATACACCTTTTGCGTACAATTTAGGGCTAAAAAAGAGTGATGGTGATTTATATGGATCAATGGCGTATTTGTGTACTCCTCATACAGATACGGGCATATGGGCTAATTTTTTGCAAACTTACACTATCAATGTAACAAGCGATACAGCAACCGCCAGCGCAACGATCAAGCATTATGCAGCTGATAGCAACGTAGAAATTGGATGGGCGAGAATGATGGCTATACGTCTGGCATAGAACACATTACCGTAAAAACTGTGATCAGCGTGCCATTGTACTCCGTGTTATTCAGCACAGAACGAAGAGCAGTCCCATTGTTAATCGTTTTTGCAAGAGCACCATGAGTAATCTCCGATCCTAAAACGTTGACAGACAACACTATTATAGGTGTTATTTTAAAACTCGATATGTCAAGTTCTGCTACTCCGTTAGTATAAGCTATAGGACGAGATATGGCCACTATAGATGCCGGTGTATGCTCTTTATTTGAATTAACGTAAAATACAGTTTGCGCTAAAGCTTTGTTTGACGCACGAAATAGATGCATGTTAAAATATGACGTAAAAAACGTTATATTTTTTTCGCAATTTAAACGTTTTTGTTGACCCAAAGTGACAAATCAGACGATTTGTGTCGAAACTTGCGACCGAAAGAAATTGAATAATGCTGGCAAAATTTGTAAAATAAAATTGTCCGATAAGGGCACTTCAAGTTCTGGAGAGAGGGCGATGTTTGGCGATTCATTGCCCTCTCAAATGTTACTGGTAAATAATGGTAATTTTTTGTATGGGGTTGGCTGCAAAGAACGTATGTTCTATAATGGCATTAACATTATCGGTTGCAAAGATTGGAGGAGAATAAGATGGGGGAGAAAGAAAACAATGATTATGACATGATTATGACAAATGAGGAATACAGGGAAAAGATAAGAAATGAATTTGAAAATATTCATGAAAATTATAAATTAAAATGGTTTTATAAGTTTATCATGGAAAAATTGCATGGGTAGCCGTTATGGCTACCCGCGTTCATTTTGCTCGGCAAGAGCTTTTATTTGAATTTCTAATGTTTTTAATTGAGAATTGCTTAACTTTTCTGCATATCTAACAACATTCATAATAGTTTCATTTTTGCTTATTCTGGCAAGCAATTGTTCATTACCGGACAGATACTCTTTATCGACTCCATATTTTTCAACAAGTGCATCTACTAGTCTTTGAGAAATTGTAGAATCTGGCTCTATATTTCCAACTTCGACTTTACAGAATTGATTATAATCTAAATAATCAATATTGTAGTCGTTTTTGCAAATTTCTAATGAAAATGCTGCTTTTAAATATTTTTCAAAAATTTCCAATTTAGCTTCTAATGTTTTTTGAGGATTTCTAAATTCTGAAATAAAATTATTTTTTTCTATGCTTGCTTCGGCAAAAGGCATAAAAAATGGATATTTATCCTTTATCTCTAAAAATTTATTGTGAAAATTTTCATGTTCTTTTCTTGATTGCTCTGATAAAGGATTATTTCCAAATCCACATACAGGACATACAGAAATAGAAGTATTACCCAACAAATAATCTGTTGTTACATCTAGAAATTCGGCTATTTTTACCAACCTATCTGATGGAAATTTTCCCTCTTTTAATTTTCGTACATAACCGTTCCCAAAACCACATGCAGTTTCTAATCTTGAAATAGGGATTTTCCTATCTTTACATATTCTTGTAACTAATTCAACGCTATCCATAATTTCCTCCACAAAATAGAAAAAAGTCTAAAAATGTGCTTGACAAATTAGAGATAACTCCTTATACTTGTTTTAGACTTAATTCTAAAACAAAAAGAGAAACCTCTAATTGCAACTGCGAACATATATATATTAGAGTATTATCTAAAATATGTCAAGGAGAAAAGTCTAAATTTAGAAGAATGGAGGTATAAAAATGCTTGAAAAAGTAAAAAAGTTAGCAAAAAAGAAAGGTCTAAGTATTGCGGCTTTAGAAAGCAAAGCAGAAATCGGAAACGGAACAATTAGCCGTTGGGACAAAAGCAAGCCAAACCTTAAAACACTTGAAAAAATTGCCATAGTACTTGAGGTGCCGGTTTCAGAATTACTAGAACAGGATGTGTAGAATGGGAAGTTTGGAAGAAAAAACAATTTACGCTATCCAACATAATATAACAAAACGTATTTATGTTGGATGTTCTTTACATTATGAAAAGAGAATAAGAGAGCATATTTGCCATTTACGCAACGGAAATCACAGTAACAAAGAATTGCAAAAAGACTATGACTTGTATGGAGAAAACTATTCTTATTTTGTAATTGAAAGAAATGTTAAATTTAGCGGGTGCTTTGATAGAGAAAAGATGTGGATGAGCATATTGAAATCAAATGAGTATAGCACTGGTTACAACTTAATGAAAGCAGAAGCACCAAAGAGATTGAGTGACTTCACAAAGGTAGAAGTGGAAATAGGGGAAATGAAAAGGAGATGAAGTAAAACAACTATTGATATGAAAGCGTCTGATTTAATTGATTAGAGAGGAGAGAAGATGAACGATTTGGAAGAAGCAAAAATGCAGACACCGATTGAGATTGCGCTTGGTGTTGATGAAAACGGAATGACCACAGCAAGTAAACTATATTCTTTCTTGGAATTGAACCCAAGCAACTATTCAAAGTGGTGTAAGACAAACATTACTGAAAATGAGTTTGCAGAAGAAAACATTGATTTCACTCGGTTCGTACTTGAGTACGAGTCGGGAGTTGGAACTAAAAAGAGAGAAGATTTTAAATTGACTTCCAAGTTTGCCAGAAAGCTATCCATGACCCAGAAAAACCATAAAGGTGAGCTTGCAAGAGATTATTTTGCAACACTTGAGGATAAGGCTAAAGAAGTAGCAATCAATCGTTCACAGCTTTCGCCACAGATGCAAATGTTTTATGCCATTGCTGATGGACAGGCAAAGATGGAGTTAGAACAGAAACGACAAGCAGAGCAGATGAATCGCATTGAGCAGAAGCAGGATGCCATCGTGGAAACATTTCAGAAAACCGATGATACGGAAGATTTTCAAAAATGGGCGAATGATCGTATTGCTCAAATTGCAGAAAGCCCGAAGTTTGATAAGGGATATGGCAGAAGTAAGAATTATTCCCTTGCAAGGTCTGAAAGTTATGAGAGGCTAAAACAGAAAAGAAACTGCCGCCTTGATGATCGGGTTCAAAAAGCAAAGGGTAGAGCATTGGAAGAAAGACCGGACATTAAGAAGTCTGAACTGGACAAGATCAATAAAATTTACATAATTGCCAATGATAAAGACCTTAGACCGGCGTATGAGTTGGTAATTAAGGAAATGATGATGTATTACTGTGTATCGTGATAAAAAAGGAGATTGAGAATGAGCAATTTTGATTATGAAAAAATCAATTCAAGGGTAATTCGTTGCGAAAGCGAGTATTTGGCGAAAGTTGATTCTGCAGAAACACTTAGAAGCATTTTCTCAAATGAAGAAACGAGATATGAGATTTCGGTAAGCGATGTAGAAATACAGACAGCGACTGGAACTTATACACCAGCTATGCTCTTTACATATTGTATGGAAGATGAGGATAGTGGAACGCATTTCGTAGATGTTGTTATAAGTCAGTTACTTGGCACATTTGTTTCTGACTGGTACTAATGGAAAACTGTGTGAAATTAAAAATGAAGATAGGAGGTATTCATGGATAAACAAACGAACATTGCTTTAAGAAAAACATTAGATCAGATCGGCGCAAGCCATTCGCTCAAAGGATACACATACACAATTAGAGCGGTAGAGAAATGCCTGGACGACAGGGATGCGCTTAGATGTGTTATGAAGGAAATTTATGCAAAAATCGCAGAAGAGAACAGAACTACCGTATCCAAAGTAGAAAGAAACATCCGGAACTTAATAGAGGTCACATGGATAAATGGCAATGTGAATGCGATCAATGAGATTTTTGGTTATACGGTTTCGCCGAAAAAGGGGAAGCCAACCAATTCAGAATTTATTGCGGTAATAACAGATTTTGTGTCCTTGCACGGACAGGAAATTGAAAGTGATTCTTATAAGTGGCGGGAGTGAAGTGCGGATGAAGAAGTTGGCAAGGGTGATTGAATTTGTAGGCGCGGCGATCTTTTTTCTTTGCATGTGTGCGGATGCAACGGAAAATCCTATTGTGGCGATACCGACAATAATTAGTTTACTCTTACTATATGCCGGATCAAAGATTGAAGGAGGATGGCAGGATGCAGAAGAGATTGTCGAAGATTATGATTCTTATGTTGATGGTGATGACACTGACGATGGGATTACCTACATTACATACGACAGCAACGGAACCGAGCGATACATGGATTTCAAATGAGTATCTTCCTTATATAAAAGAGATTTCAAGTGAATATCATATTTGCCCGGAAATGGTAATGGCGATCATAGAACATGAAAGCAGTGGACAAGCCAATGCGGAGAATGGTGGATGCAAAGGTCTCATGCAAATTTATGAGAAATATCACAGAGACCGGATGGAACGTCTTGGAGTAGAAGATCTCTATGATCCGTATGGGAATATCCTTGTTGGATGCGATTATCTGGAGGAGCTGTTTGAAAAATATAAGGGAGACATGAGTACAGTCCTTATGATCTATAGCGGAACATCAGATGCGTTGAACAGAACATACGAGAATCGCACTGAATATGCCAAAAGCATAATGAACAGGACGGTTGAACTTGAAAGACTTCATGAAGAAGCGGAATCAGACTTTGGAGAGGGTCTATAAACAATACTACATTATAATACAAGGAGAATTTCAAATATGAATAAAGAAACAATGGAAAACAACAAAGTGGAACTGGCGGGCGTGATTATTTCAGAGCCGGAGTTTATGTATGAATCATACGGAGAGAAATTTTACAAAATGTCTCTTGGAGTAAAAAGAAAAAGTGGAGCCGTAGACGAGATCCCATTAACCATTTCAGAAAGACTGTTTGATATGGAGGACAGATATTCCGGAATGGCGGTAAGGGTTTCTGGAAGTTATCGCTCATTCAACAAACAGGAGGGCACTAGACGCCGGTTGATCTTATCGGTGTTCGTTCGTGAAATCGAGGCGATTGATTCAAAAGATGCGGATATTGATAAGAATTGCATTACGATCAATGGATATGTTTGCAAAGAACCAAATTACAGAGAGACGCCACTTGGTCGCGAGATCACAGACATGCTGATTGCAGTAAACAGAGATTATGGGAAATCTGATTACATCCCGTGCATTGTATGGGGAAGGAATGCAAGATTTGCAGGCGGATTTAAACTCGGAACCCATGTTAAGTTGATTGGCAGAATCCAGAGCCGAGAATACGACAAGAAGATTTCTGACACGGAGTTTGAGAAGAAAGTGGCTTATGAGGTTTCCGTAAGCAAATGTGATGTGATTGAGGAGGGGAAAAATGAAAATAACAATTAAGAGTATTCACATCGAGAACTTCAAGGGCATCAATATGCTTGACGTGAATTTCTCTGTGAAAACGAAGATCAGCGGGCAGAATGCCGTAGGAAAGACAACGATCTTTGATGCGTTTACATGGCTGCTTTTCAACAAGAACAGTTCCGGAGAGGAAAAATTCAATGTTCGACCGTTGGATAAGGACGGAAACCGCATTGATAACGTGGAAATCAAGGTGTCTTCCATTCTGGATGTAGATGGAAAGGAAGTTGAACTTTCCAAGACACAGAAACAGAACTGGGTTAAGAAGCGTGGAACCGATACGGCAGTATTGCAGGGGAATGTTAATTCGTTTGAGATTGACGGCTATCCGAAGAGTGAAGCGGATTTCAAGGCTTATGTTTCGGAATTGGCACAGAGCGAGGAAATGTTCAAAATGCTGACTAATCCGCAGTATTTTTCTTCTTTGAAATGGAAAGACCAGAGAGATATTCTGATGAAACTTGTTTCAGAGGTTTCAGATGTAGAGCTGGCACAGACGGACGCAAAGTATGCACCATTGCTTTCAGAATTGGAAAAAGCACCGTCTACGGATGATATTAGAGCAAAATTCTCCAAAGCATTGAACGAGTGGAAGAAGAAGCAGGCAGAGATTCCAGTACGAATTGACGAAGCCATGAAATCCAAGGTTGACATCGATGTTGCAGAACAGGAACTTGCGAAAACAGACTTGGAAACCAAAATTGCAGATATTGATGCGAAGATCAAAGATTCTGACGGAGTAATGATGGAGTTAGGACGTGAAGAAATGCAGCTGCAGTTTGATATGTCTGGGATTATGCAGACTATGAATCGCGATCTGACAAACAGGAGAAGCGAGATCGAAGCAGAATTACGCGATTTGCAAAACGAAATGAATCGATTTGCAGATACTATTGCTTTGAAAGAGAGACGGGTTTCAGAAAACGAGACGGTTATTTCCAATGCTGATTCAGAGAGAAAAAGGCTTGGAGAGGAGTACAACACAGAAAAAGCAAAGACTTTTGATGAATTCCCATATCTGTTTGATGAATCCAAGTGGATATTTGATGAAAACAGCACCATTTGCTCATTGTGTGGTCAGAAGTTGCCGGAAGATAAAATAGAGCAGTTAAAGGCTGATTTTGAAAGCAGAAAGAGGAAAGCAAAGGCAGATGCGGAAGAAAAAATGAAATCAGAAAATATCAGATTTGACACAGAAAAGAGAAAAGCACTGAACAGATTGGTTGCTATCGGCACAGAGAGAAAAAATCTTATCACAAAATTAAGGGATGAAAATGCCAAAGCAAAGGAAGAAATAAAATCCTTAAAGGAAAAGGAGCAGGAAGCTATTGCAAAAAAAGAAAAGCTTTGCCAGCAATTATCATCGATTCCGGAAATTGCCGATTATTCGCAGAATGAAGAGTACGTGGATTTGAAAGAAAGGCATGACGAAGTTCTGGAAGAAATTGAAAAGATGAACGCCAATGGAGAGGATGCAGCAGTTGAATCCTTAAAATCTGAAAAAGAAGAGCTTCAGGCGCGTCTTGATGATGTAAATAAAATCATTGCAAAAGCATCTATGAATGTTGAGATTGATGAGCGTATTGGGCAGTTGCAGGAAGAACAGAAAGAAATCGGGCAGAAGGTTGCGGATCAGGAACAGATTCTTTACCTGTTGGAAGAGTTCATTCGTTTCAAACTCAACAAGGTTTCTGAATCCATCAACAGCCATTTTAAGACAGTTAATTTCAAACTCTTTGAAATGCAGTTAAATGGCGGTATGAAAGATTGCTGTGAGTGCACCGTAAATGGAGTGCCGTATTCGACTTTGAATAGCGGTCATAGAATTGTAGCCGGACTTGATATTATCCGTTCTCTTAGCGAGTTATATGGCGTTATCGTGCCGATTTTTGTGGATAACGCAGAGAGCTTAAATGATTTCAATGTGCCGGATATGGATGCACAGTTAATCCTTTTGAGTGTATCAGCGGACAAGCAGTTGAAAGTGGAGGGTGTTTAAATGGGAGAAGTTATCAAATCTTACAAAGGATTTAACAAAAATATGACTTGTCGTGGCTTTCAGTACGAAGAAGGAAAAGAGTATGAGGAAGAAATCGTAGAAGTTTGCGATCATGGATTTCACGTTTGCGAGTATCCGCTTGATTGCTTGAATTATTATTATCCAAATGAAAGCGTATACCACGAGGTAGAGCAGAGCGGAGAAATCCAGAAACATAATGATGATACTAAGGTAGCATCTACAAAAATTAAGATCGGAGCAGAAATTAGCATTGCGGGTCTTGTTAAAGCTGCAATCGAATATACAGTAAAACGTGTAAAAAAGGACGCTGAAAGCGATGAAAAGCATGGAGCATCCTCGGCAACCGGAGACTATGGAGCATCCTCGGCAACCGGATACTGTGGAGCATCCTCGGCAACCGGAGACTATGGAGCATCCTCGGCAACCGGAGACTAT